TTAGGGCAGTTGGCTGACTGGACAGCCGCCGCACTCCCTGCAGTCGATCCCTTGGCCCTGGAGCAGTCGCCGGACACGGGCCTGGATTCCCTTGTCCGTGGCCACCGCTGGGGCCAGGAAACAAACGATCTTTCCTTCGATCTCCAGAACATGCGCCGTGAAGCCCGGCCGATCGTAGGTCATGACCGTTCCCATAGGTCCCCCCTAATCTTTCGGAAGAACCCCCCAGGTGGACCGACAGAGTTGCATGCGGAACGCCTGGGCGCGAAGGGGTCGTTGAGGTTTCATCGGCTTCACTGCGTCACGATTCGGTTACACAGAAAAGGTTGTACGGGGAAGCCTTGCAGATCAGCCTTCTGCAGGAAGGACTCCCTTTCTTCGCAGCTCTTCCATGAACCCCCTGTGGATGTTCTCGATCTGACCTAGCGTTAGCTCCGGCGCATACAAGCCTGCAGACTTTGTCAGCGCACCCGGCGACGCCTCCGCGAACCGCTCCGGGTCCACGAAGTCACGAATCTGACCACCCTCGATGAGCTCGGTGCCGTCTTCGAGGGTGATCGAGTCCGCCCCCTGCAGGACGGCCGCGCACGATCCGGCCCGCATGCCGAACCCGACCTCGATCTTTCCGTATGACGTACCGGTGACCGTCTGCCCTGCCTCGACCTTGCTGTACGTGGTCACGGACAGGCCGCAGCGCGCAGCGGCGACGCGCTTGTCGCGGATGTCGAGCGCTACGCGTCGCTGCGTCACGAGGGCGGCGAGTTTCCGCAGGTGGCGGGAACTGTGATCGCTGGGGGGCGCCATGCGCCCAATGATGGCAGCTACCTCTAGCTACCGCCAGAAACGCCTAGGTGATGACTGGTTCTTGGCGTGTCCTTGACGCTCAAACACCCTGCCTGATCGACAGAACTAGAGATTTCTAGAGATTACTGATGAGTATCTCTGGAAATCCCTAGAGGTGGTCGCTAGCGTCGTCGCATGCACAGACCCCCAGCCACCTACCTGGTGGACGGGACGGCTATCCGCACCCGTCGCATGGACCTCGGCATGAGCCAGGTCGATTGCGCCGCCCGCGTCGGCATCAGCAGGCCGTATCTCAGCCAGCTCGAGACCGGGCACCGCGACAGCGTGCGACCCCCCACGTACAAGCGCCTGCGCACCGTCCTTGACGTGCCCGACGACGATGACCGTCTCCTCGCCGAGGAGGCGGCACGAGAGGAAGCCCATGGCCGCCGACACGGCTCCCCGTAACAGGCGGAAGCCTGCCGAGCCCGTTCTGGAGCACTTCTACACCTTGAAGAAGGCCGCCGAACGCCTCGGCCTGAACGACCCGGACGACCCCGAGGACAAGACGGGCGTGGACTGGCTGCGACGGGGCGTGAACCGCAAGGACGGCACGCCTTTCCCTCATCACCGCATGGCCAACCAACTGATGTTCAGCGACTCCGACCTCGCGGTGATCGCGGAGATGCAGCGGAACAAGGTCGACGGGCGCAGCAAGCCCCGACGCTCGCGCCGCCGTCCGAACAGCACGACGCGCTCCGTAACCACGACCCACTGAACCGCTGCGCCCAGGGGCCGCCCGACTGGCAGGCCCGGCGACCCCTGACACGGCGCCTCACCGACACGAGAGGTCACCGATGACCCAACACGCTACCGTCCCGCCGCCCCTGCAGCGGCTCACCAGACTCCCGCTGCCCCCGCTCGCTGCGGTCTACCGGAAGGCCGCCCGTCTCCTGGCGCAGGCCGGCCACCGCCAGACCGAGATACGCACCGCGTTCTCCTGCCCGCCCGCCCCGGGCGCAATCACGATCATGGACGCGCTGCGCGCCGCCGCGGCTGCGGTCTGCGCCGCCGGAACCCTGACCTGCCAGGAGCAGGCGGTGTCCCGGCTCGGCGACCACGCGGTGTACCGGCTCGCGCTGCGCCTGGAGGTCCGCGGTCAGGGCCCGTTCTGGATCGACATCGCCTCCCTCGAGGAGCACATCACCGCCTGGGGCGACATGCCGCGCCGTACGACCGAGTCGGTCGTCGCGCAGCTCGAGCGCGCCGCCGACGCCAGCGAGAGGTCAGTATGAGCACCCACTCCAGCGACGCCCGGGCGGCCGCCGTCGAGCAACTCGGCGCCCTGCCGCTTCCGGTGGGCCCGACGTTCGAAGGGCATCAGCCCGCAGCGCAGGCACTGGTCGGCCTAACCGAGATGTTCGGCCACCTCCCCATGTCCGACGTGATACTCCGCGCAGCCCCGCGCGAAATCGTCTTGCGCCCCCCGTCCCCGGACGCGTTCGAGCAGTGGCGTGCGGCGCTGCAGATCACACCGGACTCGGTGTCGCTCCGTGCCTTCGGCGGCTGCGCGTGGCTGCAGGCAGACGGGGTGTTCCAGGGCGTGGCCGTGCACATGTCCGTGCACGACCTGCCGCTGACAGAGGAGCAAGCCGAGACACCCCCTGCCCCTCCTGTTCCCGGGGCGGGCCTGTCGCAGGGCCCTGCGGGTGCCGAAGAGGGAGCCGCACTGTGAACGCCCCCGACGAGATGAATGCGCGTGAGCGTGAGTCGTTCGCGGCAGCGCAGGCGGTGGCCGCCGAGCTGATCCAGACCCTGACGGTGCTGCCGCGTGAGGTGTCCGCCCGCCAGGAGCTCGGCCTCGACGACGAAGCGGCCTGCTCGGTGCGGATCTTCTGCGCGGCCGGTGACCGCCGCCCCGTCGACGAGCTCGCCGCCAGGCTGGGACAGCCCGCCCAGCGTGAGCTCACCTGGTCAGGCAGCAGCGTGTACTACGAGGTCCACGGGCAGATCGACGGGATCACCGTGCAGGCCTGCACCCTCCTGCACCCCGACGTCGACGATGCGGTCCTGCGCCTGGGCACCGGGCCCGTCGACACCACCGCAGCGGTCGACGCCGTGGTAGTCGCGGGGGCCGACGCGTGAGCCGGGACCTGCAGCACCTGCTGCACACCCGCCTCAAGCTGGCCACGGAAATGCTGGACCTGCCGCTGACCAACGAGCACCTCGAGCACCTGGCCGTGCAGCTCACCCCCGCCATCATCGCCTTCCTCGCGGAACGGCGAGACGCGGCGGCCGAGACCGCGCCTGTCCCCTATACCCTCGCCGACCACGCGCCGGACGACGGCGCACTGATGGAGGTAAGCCTGGAAGGCGGCTGCATCGCCCGCGTCGGCCTGGACGTCGACCTGGACTCCCCGGCCGCCATCCTCGCGCAGAGGTTGCACAGGCAGCCCGATGTGGTCGGCACCGTGCTCCCGGACGCCACCACCCTCGAGCTGACCGTGCGTCCGCGGACCCTGGACGCCTGGCGCTGGTGGCTGGGCAAGTGCGGCGCCGACCAGAAGCACGTGCAGGACGACGCCGTCCAAGCCTGCGGGCAGTGGTCCGGCGCCACCGTGCACCTGCGCGGCGAGGGCGTGCCCGCGCTGCAGCAGACGCGCGGCGTCGAGATGCTCCAGTACGTCCTGGGGCCCACCACCCCGAGGGCCGAGCGGTGATCGCGCTGGTCAACGAAGACGCCGGGACCGTGGCGGCCCTCCTCGCCGGAGCGATCGCGGGCAGCGCGGTGACGCTGGCGGCCCTCAAGTGGTGCGTCGACCTCGCCTCCAAGCCCGGCCCGCCCCGCGAGGACGGCGAAGCCGTCACCTGGCCGCCAGCGCACCCGGCGCCCTGCCTGCCGGTGCGCCCCGCCCGTACCCAGGAGCCCGGTGCGGACCAGGAGACGCAGCCGCTCACCGTGGCGCGCGTCCCGCACGCCCGACACCGCCGCCCCGCCCCGACCACCGCACCTCGCGCAGGCCGCACGCTGCAGGCGGGTGATCACCAATGAGCGTGTCGAAGACCTCAACGGCGTGGAACGGCGGCCAGTACACCGGCACCCGCCAGACCACGCCCCGGCCTCGCAGGTGGGACCCGGTCGTGGACACCTGCAGCCTCCAGGAGTGCGGCACGCCTGGCAGCGGGCCAAGTCCCCGTCCGGACATGGTCCGTGTGCCGGGTGCAGGCGAGGACGGCGCAGCCGCCTGGTACTGCCCCGGCCGGTGCACGTCGATCGCCCGCGCTCGCACCGACCTGCGCACCGGCGGCCACGACGAGGCGGTGAACCACGGTGAGCTGTGATCAGCCGCGCACCGCGGCCGCCGGGGACGGGAAGAAGGACACCCGGGACAGCAGCCATCTGTCCCGGGCGGCGTCCACTGCCCACACCCCCAGCCCAGCCCCCGCCGCCCCCGCCCGGGGGCAGCGCACCCGAGCCGACCACCAGGCCGTCGCCGACCGGCTGCGTCTGCAGCCGGACGAGTGGGGTGTGGTGGGCATCTACTCCTACCTCCACAGCGCCAACACCATCGCGAGCGGCATCCGCCGCGCGGGACACCGCTTTTGGATGTACGGGCCAGCCCGGTCCTTCCAGACCCGCACCACGCCAACGGATGACGGCTACGTGCGCGTCGAGGCGCGCTTCGTGAGCTCGTCCCCCGAGCCGCCCACGGACAGCGACACCCCCCCCTGAAGCAGCCGCACACCACACCAGAACGGGGGCCGGGATCGGTCACGTGGGCCAGGCCCCGGTCCTCGGCGGATGCGGCTCGCGCCATCGCCGCACGACATGAGCAGGCCTACGGGGACGTGTTCCTGCGTCCCCTCACCCCACCCGGGAATGGCGGCCCTGTGCCCAATCAGGAACAGGGTGAACAGGGCCGCAAGGGCGGTGACAACCGTGGCTGAACCGCGTAACCGCAAAGTCCGCGCCCAGCAGGCCGCGCTGCTGAAGGCCGTGCGGGACCTGCCCGGCCCGGGCCCGGTGCGCACCGGCCAGATGCTGCCCGCGCAAGCGGCGGCCGGGTTCGGATGCAGCCGCACCACCATCCGCCAGGACCTGCACGCCCTGGCCCACCGGGGGCTGCTGATCGAACACGGTCCCGACAACAACCGCTCCTACACCCTCAACCACGCCTGGGAGCACGGCCATGCCCACGCCGACCGTACGCGGGCGCCTGCAGCGCCTCCTGCAACTCCTCAACACCGCTCTGACCGGCCCGGCCCGTGACGCCCCCGACGACGGGTGGCTGGAGCAACTCCTCACCGACGGCGAGATCGAGGGCGCCGACCGCGCCTACTGCCCGGTCCACCAGCGCGTGACCGCGCACGCTCAGCACCCCGACGGCACCGAGACCTGCGTGGACTGCCGTATCCGGCTGACGGGCCCGCAATGAAACGGCCGTCGTGCGAGGTCTTGGCCCTGCCCCACGCCTACACCTACGCCCGCCTGTACGTCTCGGGCTGGCGGTGCGCGGCCCACACCCCGTCCGCGATGCGGGGTCTCCCCGAGGCCCCGCCGGGACCGGGCTGGCCCGTCCACCGCCAGCTCCCGCCCGGCCCCACCGCCGAACCACCCGCCCACGCACCCGAACACCTCGAGCCTGGAGAGGACTTGGCCTCATGAGCTCACCCGCCCCGCCCCGCAGACCGTCCCCGGCCGACATGCCCCGCCACCCCGCGCCCCCGGCCGCCAAACCCACCACTGCCACGGCGCGTACGCCCGCACCGGCTCCGGCCCGCTCGCCGCAGCACTCCGGGCTGCAGACGGCGATCGCCCCCGGCAAGCTCCGCGACGACGAGGTCTTCAAGTCGCTGTTCCGGCGCGGGCTGTTCCTGAGCGGCCTGCCTCCGCAGGCCCGGCTGGTGGCCCACACCCTGGCCTGGTACGCCCACCACCGCACCGGTCAGATCACCCCGAATGGGCAGCCCAGCGTCGAGCGGCTCGCCCGCGAGACCGGCCTGGACCCCAACCGTGTCCGGGTGGCGATCGAGGTGCTGTGGCAGCGCGGCTGGCTGCGCCGCCGACCGATCCTCTCCGGCCCGCGCCAGGGCCGCCCCCGCATGGACCTGGTCGTGCCCGCCGTCTACCTCGACCAGGTCCGCGCCCTGCGCAGCAGGCACCGCACCGGCGGCTGACCAGCCCCGTGACCTGCACTCCCACCTCCTCCCGTAAGGATCGTGATGACCGACTTCACCAAGATCGAAAAGAAGGCGCCCGGCCTGGTCGACCTGGCCAAGACCGCCGCACACTCCCTGCACACCCAGGGCCTCGACGGACTGCGGGCCGCGGTCTACCTGGTCCTCGACCGCTCGATGTCGATGGCCAAGTACTACCGCGACGGCTCCGTGCAGCACCTGGCCGACCAGGCGCTCGGACTGTCGGTGAACGTCGACGACGACGGTGTGGTGCCGCTTGTCTTCTTCGACTCCCGCTCCTACCCGGTCGTCGACATCCGCCTGTCCTCCTACACCGGGGTCGTGGCTGCCCAGCACCGGCTGCACGGCGGAGAGCTGACCATGGGCGGCACCCGCTACGGGGGCCCCATGCGCCTGGTCACCGAGCACTACCTGAACTCCGGCACCACCGACCCGGCTCTGGTCATCTTCCAGACCGACGGCCAGCCGCAGGACCAAGCCGCCGCCCGCGCCGAACTCATCAGCGCCTCCCAACTGCCGATCTTCTGGAGCTTCATCGGCTACGGCAATGCCCCGGTGCCGTTCCTAGAGCAGCTCGACGACCTACCCGGCCGCGACGTCGACAACGCCTCCTACCTGCACGTCGGTCCCCACCCGCAGGCACTGCCCGCCCGCGATCTCTACGACGGAATCACCGCCCAGTTCGCGCCCTGGCTGACCGCCGCCCGCGCCGCCGGAATCACCACCTGACCCACCCCGCCCGCGCAGACAGTTCCGGCGCACACCCCACACATGCCGCACCCGCCAGCACCCACTCCGCCCCTCGCCTCGTCTCCCGAAAGAGGAAATTCATGACCGCCCGCCCGCCGTGCGACGCGCACCAGGAGCCGCAGCCCGCGGCCCCGGCAGCGCGTGCGCGCGGCGGGTTGTCCGTTCGGATCCCCCTGCGCCTGGTCGCAGGCGCTCAGTACGCCGACACGGCCCTGAGCGTCTACGTCAAGATCGCAGCGCTGTCCCAGCGGTCCGAAGGCTGCACCGCCCGGGTCGACACCCTGGCCGCCTACCTCGGCATGTCCAAGTCGCAGGTCGAGCGCGGCCTGGCCGACCTCCGCAACCCCGACGCCGTCGACGGCGTGGTGGAGGTGCCGACGACGCGGCGCACCCTGCCCGGCGGCCGCGGGCAGTCCGCCCACCGCACCACCCGCCCCCTCGCCCCGGGCGAGCTGTGGGTACGCATCCCTGTCCGCGCTGCCGAGGCCCTTTCACCGCGACTGCTGCGCCTGTACGCGCTCCTCGCCTACGCCACCGCCCGCCGCTTCCCTGTCACGTGCGCGGAGCTCGGCGAGCAGATGTTCCATCACACCGGGCGGCGCGCCGGTGAGCACCTTGGCGAGCGGCAGGCCCGCCGCCTGGTCGACGAGCTCGAGGCCACCGGCTGGCTGACCGTGCACCGCCGCGAAGGCCAGCACGGCCGCCACGCCTACGAGACTCACCGCCGCCCACTGCACCCCGTCCCGGCCCCGGCCACCGAGGCACCGGCTGCCGAGCAACTGGCGCTGTGGGGGGCGCAGTCACCGGACATCCATGACGGTTCCGGTGCGGATCTTGGTGACGGATCGCTCGCGTCTAAGGAAGACCTGCAGACTGACCGACCGGCGAGCAGGGATGTGGTGGGTATCCGCCGTAGGCGAGGTACCGGTAGTAGGCCGCGCGCTGAGCTCGCCTCGCACGTGCCGCCCGCCTTCGGGCCCGGTCATCGCGTGCTGCGCACGGATCGCACACCCGGCGCGAGCGCCGCCGCCGGGCGCGCCCCTTACACCGGCCCCGCCCTCCAACTCTCCCCCCGCGTCTGGCGGGTGCTGGAGCCCCTACGCCACCACCTCCCCGAACTGCGCCCGTTCGTGCTGCGGAAGATCGCCCGGGAGATCGGTGCGCAGCTCGGCGCGGGCACCGGTGAGGAGCGGGTGCGTGAGCGTCTCGAGCACCGTTACGCCCGCACGGACACCATCCGCGACATCGGCCGGTGGATCCTCGGCGCGGGCCTGCCCCGCCACGGCTGCGGCATCGCCGCCTGCGAGTCCGGGACGGTGTGGGACGCCGGGCAGGACTGCGAACTGTGCGCCGTCAACCGGCAGGTGGCTGCCGCTCGGCGCGCGGCCGCACAAACCGCACCCCCGCCCGCCCCCGCCCCGGTCGGGAAGCCGCCGACGTCGCCCGGGCTGCTGCTCGTGCACGACGGCCCGCCGCCCCCGCCACCCGCGCCGCTGCCCCCGCCCGCCGATGCGGCGCGGCGCGCGGCCGCCACCGCCGACGACATCACCACGGCGCTGGCCCGCCACGGGCCCGCCGACGCCATCCGTATCTGGGGCTACCTCCTGGTCGCCCCCCACCTGACCCCCGCCGCTACCGGTAGTTGAGCCGGAGGACCTCATGCCCCTGAGCGATCACACCACCGACCAGTGCCGCGAGTGCCTGGCCACGATCCGGTGGGCCATCACCGTGCACGGCCGCCGCCAGGCCCTCGACGCCGAACCCGATGCCAAGGGCAACCTCGCGGCGTACGTGGACGGCACCGGGACCCTGCGGGTGCGGGTTCTGACCGCGGAGCGGGACCGCCTCGAGGGCGCGGAGTGGCAGGCCATGCCCCACGCCGCGACCTGCACCCGCCCGCCCGTACGCCGCACTGCCCGGCCCGGGCGGCGTGCGGTCGTCCGCCGCGGTGCCTGGACCCGGTGGCCCCGATGACCGCCCCCGCCCCGGCCGCCGGCCACGGCGAGTCCACGCTCCGGCCGCCGGAGGACTGCCCCGACGGCACGTTCGGCCACTCCCGGATGCCCGCAGGCGAGCACGCCCGCCGCTGGACGCCCGATGCACAGACCGAACACCGCGCGCAACTCCTCGCCGCGCTGGAGGGGTTCTGCGTCGGCGTGGCCCTGCACCGCGCCCGGCCCCGCGACGCGCCGTGACTATCGCCGCGCTCGGCGCGCTGCTGAACGAGATCGACCGTCAGGGCGGGCCCGAGGCCGCCCGGCAAGGCCGCCTCCACCTCGACGACACGGAGCCCCGCATGCACAGCGCCCCCGCCCCGGCAACCGCCACCGTCCCGGGCGAAGACCTGCCCGTCGGCGCCCTCCTGAAGTGGGCCGACGACCATGACGACCCCGACGTGCAGGACCAGGCCGCACGTACCCGCGCGGACCTGGCCGGTCTGCGCCGCCGCTACGCCACCGACCACGACCTCGCCCGAATCACCAGCGAAACCGAGCAGCTCGAGCAGCGCCTGGCCGAACTGCGGGCCCGCCAGCACGAACTCGCACCCCCGCCCCGCACCGAGCGCAAAGCACCCGCCTACCGGGCCGCCGAGGTCCGCACCTGGGCGCGCGAGAACAACCTCGAGTGCGCCACCCAGGGGCGCGTGCCCAAGCCCATCGTCGAGGCCTGGCGCGCAGCCCACGCACCGGCCGGTACACCGTGACCTCCCCCGCCCCGCAGCCCGCCGCCTGCGTCCTGTGCGGCAGGCCCTTACGCACGGCTGCTTCCCGCTCCCGGGGTATCGGCCCGCACTGCCTGCGCAAGCTCACCCGCACACCGCCCGCATCCACCAGCGACGACCAGCTCACCCTCGACGACCTGTGATTACCGACCCGACACCACGAAGGATCACCATGCCCGACCGCGCCCTGCCCCACGACCCGTACATCACCGCCATCTGCGACGCCCTCACCGCCGCCGGACTGGAACCCGACGACTACTGGACCTCGGACGCCGAGGTCGACCGCTACGACACCGGCCCCGACGCGGGCTGCACGACGATGCTCGACGCCCACCTCGTCTGGACCGAGAGCCGCAACCGTCACCGGCACGGCATCCACCTCGTGTGGGAGCACCCGGCTGAGCAGTGGCAGTGGGCGCCGCGCGCAGCCGACGGGGTCCTGGAGCACGACCCGGAGTTCCTGCCCACGCTCGGCCGCTACGCCGATCCGGCCGCGGTCGTCGCCGTGGTCCGCGCTCTGCTGGCAGGCGAGGAGCCGGCGGTGGGTCACGCCCCGTACTGGCATGAGGCCGACGCGGTGAAGCGCGCGTTGGCGGCGTGGGAGGCCGCGCCGCAGTGAGCAGCACGACCACCGACCCGACACCACGAAGGAGCACCTGATGCCCACCCGCCACTTCACCCGCGAGCAGCTCGCCGCCCTCAGCGTCCCACCCGCCTCGCCCAAGGACGTCGAGTACGACCCCGACCTCCTCGCCGACGAGCACGTCACCGTCCTGAAGTACACGCAGCAGCGGCGCGTGATCTTCCGTGCCGACGACGACCGGACGTACGCCGTCGAGTACGAAGCCCCTCTGGACATCTGGGACTTCGAGGTCGGCGACGGCGGCCCGGACGACCACGGATGGCTTGGGCCGACCGTCGAGGCCGTCGAGGTCGAGGAGCAGCCCATCGTCGTACAGCAGTGGCGGCTTATCACCGAGCCGCGGCCAGAAGAAGCCCACGAGAGCCCGGCACTCCACCACCTCGCCGAGATCTACGGCGAGGCCGGCCACCGCGACCGTGACGCCCAGCAGTACGCCGCCGACCTCCTCGCCAAGCACGCCCGCGAGCTCGCAGCACTGCTCCAAGGAGAGCGCGCCGCGGTGTACGACGACGCCGGACAGCGCACGGCAGACGGCGTCGCGCGGGCCGCGAACTATCTGCAGGCGTACGCGCGAGGCCTGGCCCCGGACGCGTGAGCAGCAGGACGGCCGCCCCTGGTTCCGACAGGGGGCGGCCGCCCCCCGGCACATCACACCAGCCCCGGAGACGACCATGAACGACAGCATCGACGCCCTCCTCCGCGAAGCGCACCAGGCGGTCGCGCGCCTCGTGGGCATGTACTTCGACCGCGTACCCCTGAGCGAGTTCGCTGCGGATCCGGTGTCAGTCCGGGAGGCCCTCGCCGAGCACATCCACGAGGGACTGTCCGACGAGTGGGATCGGCTGTACCGCGCGGTGGAGGGTGTCGAGCACTGCAGCGCACCGTCTACGCCCGCCGACCGGGACCTCCGCGACCGCATCGCCCAAGCGCTCTCAGACAGCGAGGGCTGGAAGTGGGCGCCGGGCTTCAAGGAGCAGAGCCCAACGTGGCGCCGTTTCCAGCAGCAGGCCGACGCGGTGCTGGCCGTCCTTCCCTCACCCACCGACCGGGCCGCCGTACGGGATGCCGAGGAGCTGGCAGAACTCGACCGCGAGGGAGCCGAACTCGTCTGCGTGGACCAGTGCGGCAACTGCGACGCCTGCGGGATGGAGTCCTTGAGTACCCCCGCCGAGGGCTGGCGGGAGGCCGCGCGCTTCCTGCGCCGGACGCCACGCGAATCGGACGACTTCCTCGGCGCAGTCCGCAGTGCCCGCCTCATCGAGGACGAGCTCCGCCGCAAGGCCGACGGGTCCGAGGGGGAGCCGCAACCGTGAGCGCTCCCCTGACCCCCGGCCAGATCCGCGTCGTCGCCGGTCTGGCCCGCGGACACTGCGCAGCCCGCATCGCCGCCGACCTCGGCATCTCCACGGCCGCCGTGGACACCCGCATCCGCCGGGCCTCGGCCCGCGCCGGTATCCACCGCCGCCCCCACCCCCAGCTCGTCAACCACGCCTACCGCCGCGGCTACCTCACCCACCTGCCCCCGGAACCCCGCCAGCCCGTGCCCTGCCTCACCGCACGCCTGGCCCAGAGCCTCGACGCCACCACCCGCGGCCTGTCCCTGACCGAGGCAGCCGCCGAGATGGGCGTCACCCGCGCCACCGCCAACACCTACCGCCGCCGCCTGTACCGGCTGCTGGGGGCCCGCACCCGCGCCCACGCCGTCGCGCTCGGCTGGCAGGCAGGCCTCCTCGGCCCGTACGCGAGGGAGCAGGCAGCGTGATCGACACCCTTGCCTTCGTCGTCCTGGTCACCGCCAATACAGGCCTGCCGTTCGCCCACCACACCTACCTACCGTCCCTGGCCCGCCGCACCCACCGGCTCCTGGCCCGCGCCCACGCCACCACGGCCGCACCTGGACGGAGGGCGGTGTGAACGTCCCCATCACCCTCCACTGCAGCACCCGCCCCCGCGAGAACCTCAACAACCCCCAGCGGCAGCTCCTCGGCCTGGTCGCGGGCGGCCACACCAACCGCGCCGCTGCCCGCCGCCTGGGCGTCACCGAAGACGCCGTCAGGAAACGGCTGACCGCCCGGTACCGGGAGCTCGGCGCCCGGGACCGGGCCCACGCCGTCGCCCTGGCCCTGTGTACCGGCCTGCTCGCCCCCACCGACATCACCCACGCGAAAGGCCTCCAGCGATGAGCACCACGGCGGGCGGCCCGTGCCCCACCCCCGGCTGCCAGAGCCACCGCCGCCACGGCCAGTACCTGTGCCTGACCTGCTGGCGCCGCCTCACCGACACCACCCGGCGCGCACTGACCCGCCGCGACGCACAGGTCTACCTGCGCTTGCAGGAGCTGCACCGGCAGCTCACCGCCCGCACCCCGCTCCACAAGATCGAGGTCACCCCATGACAGAGCCCGACGAACTCGCCGCAGCCGCCCGCACGCTGCGCAACGACGCGTCCCTACAGGCAGCCACGACCGCGATGCCCGCCGTCGCCGCTCTCCTGCGCGCCCGGGAGCCCCTCGCCGCCTGGCTGGACCACATCAGGACCACCGCCCTGGAGTTGCACCGCCTCCATGCCGACCCCGGCAGAACTGTGCACGTCCAGCCTCACGCCCTGGACATAGCCCGCGCGATCAACCGGACTCGGCCATGAGCCGCGCCCTCCACGCTGCCTACGGCGCGCTCCTGTCCTGGCTGGGCTACTGCACGTTCCAGACCGTCCGCACCGGCGACCACGCCGCGGCCGCCACATTCGCTGCCGCCGCCGTCTTCACCGTCATCGCCACGCTGCGCGAGGGCCAACTGGAGGACGCCCTGCGCCGCGAAGCCGTGCACGCCGAACGCAACGCACGCACGGCCCGTCCGCCGCTGGACACGACCGAGTGCGCGGCCGCCCTCGCCCTGGCCGGCGCGTGCTGCGAGCGGTGGTGGACCTCCTGCGGCACCAACCACGACCCCACATGCCCGACATCGCCGTCACCAGCGACATGACCAACGCGACCAAGGAGCAGTGACATGCCCCAGCGAGCCACACGGAAAGGCGTGAGCATGCCGCACACCCAGCCCGCTGCCGAGGACCTGGCGCAGGTCCGTGACCAACTGCGCGCGGAGATCCGCGAGGCACGCGAGACGCTGAAGGATTTACGCCGGGAGATCAGGGACGCCCGCACTCTCGTGCCGCTGCTCACCGACGAGTTGTTCACGGCCGAGGTCAAGAAGCACCTCGGCGCCCTCGACACGACGACGCGCGCAGCCATGGACGACGCCGTGGCCCGCGTCAACGCCAAGTTCGACGGCCTGTACGACCTGCTCACCGGCCAGGACCGAACCTCCCGCCGCATGGGACGCACACCCCTGCCCGAGCTCCTCGAGCAGCACGTCGGTATCCCGCGCCGCGAGAACGGCCAGACCTGAGCGGGCCCGCACACGACGCAGGGGCGCGCCCCCACCCTGCCAGGCCGGACGCGCCCCTGCCGGTGGCATCACCGTACGCCCCACTGCACGCATCGGAGCACGCGATGACCACCTGCCCACACTGCACCACCCACGACCTCGAGCACGGCGGGTTCCTCTGCGACCCGTGCATCCGCGCCACCAGCCGCCGCCTGCGCGCCCTGCCCTGGCTGTGGGCAGGCCTGGAGGCCCGGCTGATGCCCGGCTCGAGCACCCCGCACGCGATGGGCCGCACCCCCTCCGCTACCGCCGCCCTGCCTCTGCAGGAGGAGGTCCTGGACCTGCGCGCCGAGGGCGGCATCGTCACCGTCCTGGAGACCTGGCGGCTGCTCGTCCACGACGCCCGCACCCTGCCTCCACCCGCCCCGGCCGTGGGCATCGGACCGCGCGTCACCATCGCCGCCACCGCCCTCGAGCTCCACCTCGACTGGATCGCACGCTGGCACCGCGCCCCCGACCTCGCCCGCGACGTGAACACGCTCGTGGGCCGCTCCCTCGCCGTCATACAGCTCGGCCACGACACCGACCAGGCCCGCTACCTCGGCCGCTGCATAGCGCAGAGCACCGACGGCACCGTGTGCGGTCGGCCGCTGTACGCCCACAGGGAGCGGGTCGTGCAGTGCGAGTGGTGCCTGTGCCGCTACACCCCCGACACCTGGCTGGCGCTGCGCCACCACCAGCCCGGCCGACGCGCCGCGTAGCTGCCCGCGGCCGCGGTGCGCGGGGCCTCAGGGCACCACCCCCGCGGCCCCGCTCGACGAGCCTCCACGGTCAACGCCGTATCAGCACCGTAGGGGTGGCAGCGGCTGAGGATTCCCTGCCTTCAAGGAAAGGCCCGCAACTGCCGTGGGGGCTGCAGGCTTCGGCCTGCGCCTGGTTCAGGTTTCGTCCGCGGCCGCCGGGGCGAACAGGCCCTCGCCACCGAACTCGAAGGGCGCCCGCAGCAGGACTCCCTTGCACACCTCGCCGGGCTGGAAGTCCCTGGTATTTCGGGTCATCAGGACTTCCACACCTGCCACATTGGCGCAGGCCAGATGCACCGCGTCCGCCCCCTTGATCTTGGGGTGCTCGGCGGCGATGTCGTTGGCGACCAACCCGACACGCCGGGTTACCTCAACCAGGATGATGTACGGCTCCTGCAACAGGGTCCTGATGCGCAGACGGTGAGCGCTATCAGTGGTGCCACGGGCCTCAGCCAGCGTCAGCGTGGAGGTGAACAGCCGGACCTGCCCGGCCTTCCCCGCGCGCAGCATGCTTTCCGTCGCACGGGGTTCCCCGGTCCCCTGCGCCCAGTCGACGAAGCAGTTGGCGTCCAAGTACACCGACCTGGGACGGTCAGTTCCCCCCACGCATGGCCTCCAGGTAGTCCACCGAGTCCTGCCCCCCTGTCATGTCCGGCCAGAACCCGGCAGACAGGTCGTCGTCCGATAGCACAGCCTCCGTCGGCAGGAGCTCCACGCTGATCGCCTGCATCTTCATCGCCTGTCCGAGCGCGTTCTCCAGAATGTGGCCGGTGATCTCGACACGGTCGCGGCGCCAGGCGCCACGCAGGTCGGTCTCCAGGGCCGGGCTGAAGTAGACGGGGATGACCTCGTCCCCTACCTCGGTGCGCAGCCGGGCCCGGGGGGTGTGGCGCTTACCCTCTTCCAGGCCGCTCAGCCGTCCGCGGCGCGAGCCCACCGTCTCGAAGCGGCTGCGCGTGGCGGTGTCCAGGTTCATCGCAGCCCGCTGGGTGACCTCCGCCGTGCGCAGCACTGCGCCGTCGCAGCGGACCTCCATCGACATGCCGACGTCCGGGGAGGCACCAAGGCTGCGCGCGATGCGCCGGCCGAGGTTAGCCGCCCGGGCGCTCCACCCCGTGGGGATCCGAGCCGTGGACTCCGCTTCCGCCAGACCGGCGACAGCGGTGCGCAGGGTCCGCTCGACGACTCCGTAGCTCGAGTGCTCAGCGATCCGCAGGGGTTCCAGGGCGCAGTCGACGCTGCCCAGCCCCAACCGGCTGAATGTCCAGCGGGTGCCCTCGCGGCTCGAACGCACCGCCTCGCTGTTCTCCAGCTCTCGCAGCAGGGACAGCACGTTGTGCAGCGTGCGCAGCGACTCCTGCGCGTCCATACCGGCATGCGGCCCGCGGAGCTTCAGCAGCAGCTCGACGTTCACCGTGCACCTCCTCCCCCCACTGCAGGCTGTAAGCGGCCACCGTACTCAGGCTTCACTGCCATGCTGGCGCTTCCCCCCGCCTCTGTCACCCGCAGGGAGACGCTAGCGGGCGCCAGGCTGACCCGGCCAGGGGGCGCTGCGTACCTTCTCCGCTGTCAGTGCCGCGGGAGACGATCGGAGAATGGACTACGCACAGCCTGCCGCGGTCTACCGGCTGTACGACGCCGCGGGCCATCTGCTCTATATCGGACTGACGTGCAACCCCAGAAGCCGGTGGAAGGATCACCGCAAGGAGATGCTGTGGTGGCGGGAAGTCGCGTTCAAGGTGATTCTCTACAACGCCTACGAGACGTTCCCAAGGCCCGGCATCCCGCCGCAACCGTACGGTCACCGGATCGCCTACCAGCACCGCGAGACTCGTCCGGGCTACCGGATCCAGTGGTTCTTGTGGCGTCTGGGCGTCCAGGACACGTGGGCCACAGAGACGGAGCAGCGCCCGACGTCCGTCGCCCCGTAGCGGCACGGACGGCCCCGTCAGTGCGTCCAGACGTCGGGCCCGCCCCCACGCCACTCGATCATCGAGGAGCGCACCACGTCCATCTCGTCCCAGCCCTGAAGCCCGGCCTCCTGTACGAAGCGGACGATGTCGCGGATGCCGTACGCCAGGCCAAGGATCGTGCCGTCGATGCGGAGGAGGCCATGACCCCAGCGTGCGGCGCACCGGTCAGTCCGGCACGCCAGGCGCGGTATCCGGTCGACGTGACGTCTACCTACTCCACTCTGTCAGCCACGCGGCCAGACCTAAACCGCTCCCGTCGCGCCGCCAGTACGACACCGCCCGGCACTCCCGCCACAGCACGACGGAGCCCCCGCACCGAGTGGGGGGCTCCGTCCGCGAGTCTGACTACTCCTCGGCCTGCTCCGTGCGCTGCACGTCGGACCGCTGACCCTGCCGAGACTTCCGGTTGCGGAAGTACGGCTCGATGACTCGCCAGTCGAACAGCCGCATGCGGCCCACCTTCATCGCCTCGTCGATCGGCACAGGCCACGCCGGATCTTCCTCAGCGAGCTGACGGCACCGCTGCGCGCTGACCTTCTTCAGGCCCGCGGCCTCCAGGCGCGCCGGCATATCCGCGAACGAGATCAAATCCGGGCCTCCCGTCTCTGCGACTTCCTCCGGCGGGGAGTCGGGCATGACTCCAAAGGAAGTGGCTACGCTCGTACTCGGTAACGGGAAAACCCCTCGACCCATGCGGAGCGGGAACTCCGGGCCGAGGGGTGGACCCTCTCTAACCGCGAGAAAAGAGCAGGTCCGCTATGGAGCGTATCCACCGCCCACCTGACCAGCCCAGCCCCACGGGCCCCGCATCCTCGTGCGCCGCCCGGATCCTGGCCTCCGCAGCCACCGAGCTCGAGCGCGCGGGCACGTCCCGTGTGATCACCCGGGCCCGGCTGCGCTGCGTCATCGACGACGCAGCGGCGGCCGTCCTCTACCGCCTCCCGGCCCGCGCGTTGGCACAGGTTGCCCGGCGGGCGTGGGCGTCGATCCCGTACGGCATCGACGGCAACACCTACGGCGTCCAGGCCCGCGTCCTGCGCGGTACGGCGAGGAGGCTGGGGTGAGCGCCCGTCAGATCCGGGCCCTGTTCCGGCCCCAGGACACCCACGACTACGTGCCCACCCTCGACATCGCCGTGGACCAGGTCCGCCGCGGCCTCAAGGTGTCCGAGCAGGTCGACATCCACGACCACATGGCGCTCGTCCAGCACGCGACCGTCCTCGACGAGCGGGTGCGCCAGCTCCTGGCCGCGCTCGACGCCCAGGGGGTGCTCCCACGATGACCACCCCCACCAGCACGCCCCCCATCACGACCCCGGTCGTCCTGGACCTGCAAGCGACCTCGGAGGAGCTCCTGGAGCGAGCCCGGGACGACTTCAGGATCTTCCACGACGCCTGGGCGCAGCGGGACCTCGAGGACCGTGTCCACGGCCAGGCGGCGATCCGACCGTGACCATCCAACACTCCACCTGGGCGTACGCCCACCCTTGGCATGTGGCGGCCGCGGCCGCCACATGCCTCGCGGGGCTCACCGCCGTCGTGTGGCTGCTCGTGCGCCGTGTCACCGGCGCCGTGTTCGCCGCCGGTGTCGGCGCCCTGGTCTGCACCGTCTACAGCGCCGACACGTCCTGGCGGTTCGCCGAGCACCGCCTCGACATGGCCGACACCAGCGAGCGCGTGATCATGTTCGCGGCCGGAGAGGTCGCCCTGATCGTCTGCGCCGTCATGGCCCGCGCCAACAAGCGCGCCACGGCCACCGAGGACTCGGCCGGTACGCCCGGCGTGCCCGGCGTCCTCGTCTGGGGCATCACCGGCGCCCAGATCATCCCGGCCTTCGCCGAGTCCGGCATGTGGGGCGGCCTGATCCGCGCCACCTTCGGCCCCGTGATGGCCGGCCTGCTGTGGCATCTGGCCATGGGCCTGGAGATCCGCGTCTCCCGCCCCACCGCCCTGTCCACCGGACTGCCCGCCCAGATCGGCCACGAACTCCGCGAACGCCTGCTGTCCTACCTGGGACTGGCGATGCGGAACCGTACCGCGGAGCAGATCAGCCGCGACCGCGCCACCGCCCGCGCCGTACGCCTCGCCTCCCGCCGCCGCCTCGGCCCCTGGGGCCGGTCCGCGCTCGCCGCGTCCGTCGCCCGCTCCGGCGCCGCCCTCGACGGCCACCGCCGCCACGAGCTCCTGCAGCTCCTCGCCGGCCGCCGCTCCGCAGCCGAGCTGCGCACCGTACCCGTCACCTCCCCCTGGCACACCGAGCGCGCACCCGAGGCGTACCCGCGTACCCCGCTGGGCGTCACCGGCGCCGAACTACGCCACATGGACCCGCTCGACGCGGTCGCCCGGGTGCACGCCGCGCACCCCGACCGCACCCCCGCCGAGGTAGCCGCACTGTGCACCGAGTACGGCGTACCCGTCTCCGAGACGCAGGTGCGCGTCGCCCTGCGGGCAGGCAACCCCGCCCGCCCCGCAGAGGTACACCCCGTACCCGCCCTGCCCGCCACACCCGCGCCTCACCCGGCAGGCGCACCCGCACCCGCACCTGTACTCGCTTCCGGCGTACCCGCGCCTGACCTGCACCTCGACATCCGCACCGAGCCCCGGGTACGCCACGAATTCGCCTGTGCCGTACCCGTCGAGTACGCCCGTACCCGGGCCGAGGTACGCCTGTCCGCACCCGCCGGAGACGCACCCCTGGAGCACCCCGCCGACCCCGTGCGGCGGCGCACAGCCGAGGAGCCCGCAGCGCACCCGCACGCCCCTCGCACCCGCACCCCGGAGCAGCCCGCACCCGGTGCACCGGGCGCGGGTGCACCGGGCGCGGGTGCACCGGGCGCGGGTGCAGGCACACCGTCAGGTGCACCGAGTGCACCGGGTGCGGATCCGCTGGACGATCTCCTTGAGCAGGCCCGCGCAGTCGACGCCGCGCACCGCCGCACCCACGGACGCCACGCCGGGCTGCGGACCCTGAAAGCGGAGCTGGGCGTGGGCCAGGTGCGCGCGCAGGCCCTGCGTACTCTCCTCGACGACGCCCGGGCCGTCCGGTGACCGCCCCCGCCTGGGCCGTACTCGCCGCCGGGACTCTCGCTCTGGCCGTCGCCGCCATCCTGACCGCCGCCGCCTGGGGCACCCGCCCCTACCGGCCCATCTACCTCGTACGCGACACCGCACTGCTCGCCGCCGCTGTCCTGATCACCATCGCCTGCCTCCTGGCGGTGCGCCCATGAGTGACACGAGCGTGCTCCGCGATGTCGCCGATGCCTGGCACCTGACCGTCGCCGCAGGCCTCGCCAGCCCCACCACTGCCCTCGCCACCAAGACCGGCGCCCTGCTCCTGGCCGTCGCCGCTCTGGCGCACGGCCACCTCCGCCCGGCCGCCGCCCTCACCGCGGTCACGGCCGCCGGTGCCCTCGCGGCCCGCCTCCTCCACTAGGACTCCCTGTGATCGTCCTCGCCGTACTCGTCGCCGCCGGGTTTGTCCCGGGCCTCATCACCGCCGCGCGCCTCTACCGCCGCCACGGCTGGCCCCGGGCGATCCTCGCCGGAATCGGCGTCACCATCGCCCTCGCCGGACTCCTGCTCATCTCGCTGATCATGCTGGCGCCGCTCGCGATCGTCCTGGCCGTTGGTGCTGCCGTCGCCGCGCTGAGTGCCTACGACCGCGGGCACATCGGCGTGGCCAGCGTGTGGACATGCGTTATGGCCGTCTGCCTGTGGTGCGCCGGGTGGACGACATGACCGACCCCGCCGAGCGGGCGCCGATCGTCCCGACCCGCGTCATACCCGGCCCTGGCTCGGCGGCCCCGCCGCCACCTCTCCCGCCGCCTGCACCGCCACCGCCGCCCCCGCCTGCGTGGCCGCCGATGCCGCCCGCCCATCGGCGGCCCCCAGCTCCGGCGCCTCCGCCTCCGCCGCTGCCGGTCGACGTCCACGTGCACGTCACCATCGGCCGCCCCATCCCCGGCCCCGAGCCCGAGGAGCGGTGGTGGCAGCGAATCCGGATCGGCTACAACGCCGCACTCGCGTTCCTGTCGCTGCCCCTCACCGGCCCGTGGTCCTGGGTCCTCGCCTCCGTCCGGGATGACGAGTCCCTCGCGGGCGCCTGGGTCATGGCCGGGGTCCCGCTCACCGTCCTCGCCGTGCTGGACAACGCCCGCCGCGTCGAAGTCGCAGGCTCGGCCCCCGAGCTGTGGGGCCCCAAGATCCGCGCGGCCCTCGCCCGCCTCCTGCTGTGGGCCGCCGTCCTCGCCACGGTCCTCACGCTGCCCGTCTCCACGATCGTCTACGCCCTGACCGGAGTACGCCCCGTATGAACACCACTTTGGCCGCAGGCCAGTACACGACCACCACGATCTCGACCGCCGGATTCGCCCTGGGCCTGGCTCTGCTCGGCACCGAACTGTGGCGCTGGCACAAGGGCGGCGGCGGAGGCGCGGGCGCAGCCCCCGGCGGCAGCAGCCGGGACCCCAAGGCGCTTCTTCCGCTCGGCTTCGGGATCGCCTGTGGCATCCTCATGATCGCCTGCCCCGCCGGACTCCTGGGCACCGCCGCCGAGTTCCTGCGCTGGGGCGGCAACAGCGTCGGCGACGTCAGCATGAAATGGCTGACCGGCACCCCCAGCCAGACCCTCGGCACCGCCGCCACACCCCGCATCGACGGGTACGGGGCGATCGTCGTCGCCGCCCTCTTCATCGCCCTGATCATCCTGCGCAAGACGTTCGGAAAGATCATCAAGGGCAAGTGGTGGAAGGGCGTGGTGGTCGGCGTGCTCCTGTGCGTGAGCACTGGCACCGCCGCCCTCGTCGCTCAGCAGGTCGTCGACGGCGTCAACGGAGTCGGCGCCTGGGCCATCGGCGGCCTGGCCGAGGGAACCCTGGTATGAGCAAGAGCGATCCCACCACCCGCCAGTGGCTGCGAACCGCCGCCGTGCGCGTCCACACCGGCAGCAGCCGCCTCGTCCTGCACGCCGCCCGCCGAGCCATCGCCCGGGCCCGCGCGCTCTACACGCCCGCCCGCGCCTGGCTCAGCCGCTCCTCCGGCCTGAAGTGGTGCGCCAAGGTCGCCTTGCTGATCGCGGCCGCCGCCATCACCCGGAAGATCGGCACGGTCATTCTCGGCGGCGCGTACCGGCAGATCGCCTCCGGCGCCTGGTGGGGACTGCTGTGGACCGCCGCCATCGTCTGGGTCATCGCCGCCTACCGCGTCGGACACCCCGGCTGGAAGCCGAAGCAGCCAGTCACCCCCGAAGCCGGGGCCAAGGCCGAGGGCCAGGCCGAGGACACCGACGCCCAGGAGAAGACCGAGGCGCCCCCCGCGCAGCCGCACGGCCCCCTGCCCGTCTCCCCGGTCGGACTCGTCGCCGCGGTCCGCGACATCGGCACCCCCAACGCCCAGCTCGTCCCCCTCGCCGCACACCTCGGCACGACCACCGACGCGGTGCGCGCCGCCGCGGCCACGCTCGGGTGGCCGGTGAAGGACGTCCGCATGGAGGGCAGGTCGGCCTCCGCCGGCTTGCGCTGGGACGAGGCCCCGACCCCACCCCCTCTCGCCCCTTCTTCGACTGGCGTCGCCGCAGGTCACGCTGCCGACGACAACGACGACGACAACCCGGAAGAGGGAGGCCGAAAGGGGACGCGTGTACGGCACATCGGACAGGGCGGACGCGTCGTAACCGATCCGGCCGAGACCGTCCGCCATCACAAGATCACCGGCTAAGGAGACCTGAGATGACCATGCCCACCCACGCCCAAACCGCCGATGCCCTCGACGCCACCCTGACCGCCATGCAGCACGATCCCCGGCTCGACGCCGACCAGGCCGCACGCCTCGCCATCCACGGCTCACCGGACTGGACCAGCTACCGCTGACTCCGGGGCGGCCGTTCGCCTGCCAGCAGATCCGGCCGCCCCGGCCCACCCATCCCGCACGCGAGACAGGACGACATCATCGTGCCACTGCGCGACGACATGCCCACCCGAGCACCCGACGACCAAGCCGACCCCGAGCAGGCCACCGACTACCAGGCCAGCCGCGGCGGCTGGTACCCCACCGACCCCAAGCCCGTCCCCGGCACCCCGAAAGGCACACAGTGATCCTCACCGGCACCGCCACCCGCGAAGGCACGGCCCACGACAACGCCGACGCAGCGAAGGTCTACACACTGGCCGACGGCACCATCGGCGCCGCCGTCATCGACGGCATCGGCCACGGCCCACACACCTCTGCCACCGCCCCGCTCCTCGCCGAGACCGCCGCCCGCATCTCCGCCCACCGCGGCCCGCTCCCCGGCATCCTCACCGCCGGACTCCTGATCACCGACCCCGGCCCCGACGGCGAGGAAGCCGACGGCGTCGCCGTCGCCGCCCAAGTCCACCCCGGCGGCGAGTACGTCCTCATCGGCTGGGTCGGCGACTGCCGCGCCTACGGCTGGAACGGGGAACGGCTGCGGCTCTACAGCGACGACCACACGGTCGGCCAGCAACTCCGCGCCAACGGCGTCGCGCTCGACATCGCCCGGGGCCACGACGACTGGGTCCGCACCAGCCTGTCACGCGCGGCAGTCGGCACGGTGTACATGGCCACCATCCCGGACCCCCTCGTCATCCTCACGAGCGACGGCGTCCACGACCAGGTCGCCTACGACCGCATGGAGACCCTCGCGCGCGAACACGGCGACGACCCTCAGACCCTCGCAGACGCGCTCGTCGCCGCCGCCACGGCCGACGAGGAGGGCTACCGGGACGATGCCACCGCCATCGTCCTGCGCATCACCTGACGCCCCCTACTGCACTTCACGCCAGGTAGCGCCTGACACCGGCCCCGCTGCGCACCTGTCGCGGCGGGGCCCGTCTCACTGCGCCAGTACATGACAATTGCATTAGGCATATACCTGAGCAGACACTGGGAGACCGGCAACCTGCCGCTTACGACTCGCTCGCCCACAGGCGCACGCGACCCAGCGAAAGGCCGCACCATGCCCACCTGGCAACTGCACACTGCGGACGCCCTCACGCTGCTCCCCACCCTCACCACACCCGTTGATGCGGTCATTTGCGATCCGCCCTACAACTCCGGCGGTCGCACCATGACCTCCCGCACCAGTCGCAGTGCCCGCCAGAAGTACATGACCAGCGGTGGCCGCCACCACGGTTTCGACCTCGGTGACTTCACCGGCGATAACCGCGACCAGCGTTCCTACATCGCCTGGCTCGCCCTGATTCTCGCGGAGTGCCACCGGCTCACCAGACCCGGCGGCGCCGCCCTCGTCTTCACCGACTGGCGCCAGCTACCCGCCACCACCGACGCCCTCCAAGCGGCCGGCTACACCTGGCGCGGCGTCGCCGTATGGCAGAAAGCTGTGGCCCGCCCCCAGCCTGGATACCTCCGGCAGTCATGCGAGTTCATCGCCTGGGGTAGCCGCGGCGCTATGGACCCCGGCAATGACCCCGTCTACCTGCCTGGCCACTTCACCGGCAGCCAGCCACGCGGCAACAACCGTCGACACCTCACGCAGAAGCCGCTCGACGTCATGCAGCAGCTCGTCCGTATCGTTCCGCCCGGCGGGACTGTCCTCGACCCATTCGCCGGATCGGGTACAACGGGCGCCGCCGCGCTCCTTGAGGGACGCGGGTTCATCGGCATCGAAGAGTCTGCGCAGTACGCCGAGATCGCCCGCGCACGGCTTTCAGAAGCAGCAGTGGCCTGACACTCGAGGTAGCGCCCGGCACCGGCCCCGTCGCGGCGGGGCCTTCGCCATTCCCTCCCCACCACACCCGCCACCCCGCTACGCTCCGGGGCCAAACCGATCTCAAGGGGGGACCATGGCCAGCTACAGCGACGTACAGAAGGCCGTACGCGTGGAGAAGTTCCGCATCTGGTTCGCATGGCTGTGCGGCGGCTGGGTCGCCGTCGGCATCATGGTCACCACCAAGGACGTGGAGATCTGGGGAACGGTCGCACAGATCGTGTTCATCGGACTCGGGATCGCGGCCACGGTCGCGGCAGTGCGGATGACGAACGCGTTGAACCGCCGGGCCGAGCGGGAGCGGCGCGCGGTGCTCGGCGACGACTACCCGGGCTGATCTCTCGCGCCCGCCGCCGCCCCGTGGTACGGGCAGACGGCCACCGCGATACTTGAGGGCCACCGCAACTACGGAAAGTGAGCCGGGGCGCTCCCCTCCAGAACCTCACCTCGGAGTGCATGCAGGCTCTACGATGAGTAGCCAAGCTCGGGAGGCTGATCGTGGAGATGCCGCACACCGACCCAAAGGCGATCAAGCCCAGGCCGGACTACCCGCCCAAGACGCCGCCACCGCCGAAGAAGCCGCCGTCCCCGCCCCCGCCGGACCCTCCCCGCAGCGAGGCCAGCGAGCTCCTCGCCGGTCTGCCGGTCCCACAGCGCAACCACGGCCGCAGGGGTACGCCGGTGATGCGGAATCGCCACGGCTCCGCCTGGACACTGGAATCAGCGCCTTGGGTACCGAAGAAGGCGGCCGCACATGTTGCCGAGCGGCTCACGGCGTGGGGCTTCATGGCACCCAAGCCGCTGACCGACGTGGTGGTCCTCCTGACACAGACGGTCGTCGGCGACGGCGGACGCCGCATCAGCGTGCACCTGTCCGAACAGGACGACATCGCACTGATCTTGGCCATCAGCCACCAAGCCCCCGCCGCCCACGACAAGCCCGCCGACGTGCTCCCCGCTCTGCAGAGCCTAGGTGCAGCGAGTTGCGGTACCGAAGCTGGCACGGAGGGCCGCCAGGTGTGGGCACTGCTGCACCTCACAGCCTGAGCACCCTCCCTCCGCTCCTCAACGCATCATGGGCCCATGGAGTACCCGTCCCTCCCACCAGGCCTGCTGACCACCAGCCAGGCCGCCCAGGCCTGTGGTGTCGCCCCCGCCACCATCCGCGACTGGCGGCGCCGAGGCCTCCTCCATCCGGCTGGCGGAAGCCCGCGACGCCCCTACTACCGCCTCGCCGACGTCACCGCCGCCCAGGCCGCCGCCAAGCCCACACGCCCCGGCCAACGCCACAGCAAGCCATAGCCGCTTGACGTGCGCGAATCCCTGCGCCACGATCTTTTCGCACACCCATGCCCAAAAACGGGCACACACACCACCCTCACACGCGGCATGATGTCCCCCTCCAACTCAGCATCCCCGGGGGGGACCATGGACCACCGCACCACCTCCGCGCTACTCCTCGCGGCCGCCCTCGCCCTCACCGCCTGCTCATCCGACGACAAGGCCGACGGCGACCCGAAGCCCAAGCCGAGCGTTTCTGAGAAGACAGACCCGCTCGCCTCGGCCGGTATCCCGCCGAAGCCCACGGGCGCCGAGCGGGAAAAGCTCCTCCGGGCCCTCAGGACGGTCGCACCGGACGTCGTGCGCTACGAGGACAAGGCCGTCGACGCCGCACGCAACCAGTGCACAGCGATCAACAGCAAGGCTCAGCGCTTGAACTGGGCCGCGTCTCAGCGCTTCACGTACAAGGACGTGACGACGACGGAAGACCAGGGCGCTAAGATCAACGACGCGCTCAAGGCGACGAACTTCTGCAAGGTCTGATCCGTACGACAAGCCCGGCTGCAACCTACTGCGGCCGGGCTTTCGCATGCCGCACAGGAGGGAGGCCCCCGTGCCCACCTCCCCATCCACCCGGTGCACCGACCCCGAGTGCTACGAGTTGGCGACCAAGGGATCACGCTGCGACGACCACCAGCCCATCCCCTGGCGGGGACGGGACAACAAGGCCGAGCGCTACGGCATCAGCTCAGGCGAGTGGCGCTCCCTCAAGGCCAAGATCACCCGACGCGACAACGGATGCTGCTACCTCTGCGGCGCCGAGACCCCTGACCCCGAGCAGTACGACGAGAACGACCGCACCACCTGGCCACACGAGCTCGACCACGTCATCCCCATCAGCGAAGGCGGAGCACGCCGTTCCCTCGACAACCTCGGCCTCGCCTGCACCACCTGCCACGACACCAAGAGCAAGGCCGAGGCCCGCAGGGCCAACGCACGGCGCCGAAAGGCACGCTGACCGCTCCCAAGGCTTCAGGAGGGCTCCGTGACCATCCCCACCACAGCACAACGCCTGATCGACTTCCGTGAGGAGCTGGCCGCGGACCCGAGCTTCGGCGAGGAGCTCCTCAACGAGATCCTTCGGGACGCGGCGCGCGCCACGATCGAGGCCAGCGGCCTGATGACGCACCCGGATCTGGCCAACTTGGAGACCGCGACCGCCTTCCCGAGGACCTCCCGGGGGGTAGGGGAGTCGAAATCACCAGGGTGATCGTCTGGGGGCCCGCCGCGGTCAACTGGGAACACGCCGTCTCAGAAAAAATTTCGGGCGGTGGCCACCGGGCCGGTCACGCTTTGTGAACGAGGGAGGTGAAGCTGCGCTCTCGCTCCTGCTCCGACGCCTTCGCGTCCACCATCGCTCCGATCGAGCTCGCCGCCGACACCCCGTCCGTCGGTGCGGTCGGCTCCGCCTCGGACCGCGCTGACCTGCAGGAGGTGACGCGATATGGGCCGTACCGCCCAGCCCGCCAAGCTGAAGCTCATCGGCGGCCGCGGCAACGGCACCGACTCCGGCGGCCGCAAGGTGAACCCGGGGCCAGCCTTTCGCCGCATCGCCCCGAACCCACCGACGTGGCTGAGCCGCGAGGCCGCCGCCGAGTGGCGCCGCGTCACTCCCGGCCTGCAGCGCCTGGACCTCCTCAAGGAGGAGGACCGCGCCGTCCTCGCCGCGTACTGCGAGACCTGGTCCCAGTTCGTCGAGGCCACCCGCACGGTCACCCGGGAGGGCATCACCGACGAGGTCACCACCATCAGCGCTTCTGGGAGCGAGACGACGCGCACCGTTCCGCACCCGGCGGTGGCGATCGCCCGGTCCGCCGGCCGCGAGCTCCGGGCGTACGCCGCGCAGTTCGGCCTGTCGCCCAGCAGTGAGCAGGCCCTCGCGAGAGGGACTGATGATGGCGAGGACGACAACCCCTTCGCGTAGCTCACGCAAGTCCGGCAAGCCGACGGCCGCGCCGCGCACCGACAGTGTGGACCTGCCGGACCAGGAGACGCTGGAGCGGCTGAAGCTGTCCCCGGAGGTCGCCTGGTACCTGGTGTCGCGGGGGATCCCGCTGCCGGATTCCCCGCCGCTGTACCAGACTCCGTCGCCCGGCGAGGCTTTGGGCGCGGTCTTCGATGCGGCGCGCGTCGACAAGGTCATCAACGCGTTCTCCAAGCTGCGGCATACCAAGGGGCAGTGGGCCGGGCAGCCGCTGCGACCGGACCCGTGGCAGGTCGCGTACGTCCTGGCTCCGGTGTTCGGCTGGGTCGTCTGGGACGACGATGCTGACGGTTACGTGCGGGTGGTGTCCGAGCTGTACGTGGACGTGCCGCGTAAGAACGGCAAGTCCACGTTGTGCGGCGGTATCGCGATCTACATGACGTGCGCCGACGGTGAGCCCGGCGCCGAGGTCCTGGCCGCGGCCACCACGAAGGAACAGGCGCGGTTCGTCTTCGACCCGATCAAGCGGCTCGCCGACTCGGCGCCCGCGCTGAAGGGGCACGTCAAGCCGCTCAAGGACAAGATCCTCCACAACCGCAGCGGTTCGTACTTCCAGGTCATCTCCAATGTGGCCGACGCCCAGCACGGCGCGAACCTGCACTGTTACGTGTGCGATGAGCTGCACATCCACAAGACGCCGGACATGCTCGAGACCCTTGAGTCCGGCACCGGATCGCGCCGCCAGCCGCTCGGCGTGGTCATCACCACCGCCGACACCGGCAAGCGTGAGACCCCGTATGACAACAAGCGCCGGCGCATCGAGCAGTTGGCCCGCCGGGTCCTGCACGACTCCTCTGTGTACGGCGTGATCTTCGCGGCGCCCAACGACGCCGACCCGCACGAAGAGACCACCTGGCGCGCGGCCAACCCCGGTTACGGCGTCTCCCCGACGCGGGCGTACCTGGCGAAGGCCTCGCGCAAGGCCGCGTCCTCGCCGGCGGACCTGGCCTCGTTCCTGCGGCTGCACCTGGGCATCCGTACGCGGCAGGACGTGAAGTACCTGCCGATCGCCGCGTGGAACAACAACGCGGGCATGGTCGATGAGAGCGCGCTGCGCGACCGGCCGACCTGGGGCGGTCTGGACCTCGCCGCCACGTCCGACCTGTGTGCGCTGTGCTGGCTCTTCCCCGATGACACCGACGGGACGGTCGATGCGCTGTGGCGGTTCTGGACACCGGAGGACAACCTCGCGGCCCTCGACAAGCGCTCTGCCAAGGCCGCGTCCCGGTGGGTCAAGGAAGGGTGGCTGACCGCCACCCCAGGTAACGTCGCGGACTACGACTGGATCAAGGAACAGATCCGGAAGGACCGTGACGTCTTCCGTGTGAAGTCGATCGGCTACGACCCGTGGAACGCCTCCCAACTGACCAATGACCTGGTCAGCGAACGCGCCCCCATGGTCAAGGTCAGGCAGGGCTTCCAGACCATGAGCCCGGTCCTCAAAGAGACGCAGCGGCTCATCCTGCAGGGCACCCCGGAGAAGCCGGTCCTGCGGCACGGCGGCAATCCGGTCGCGCTGTGGTGCGTGGACAACCTGGCCGTGGTCATGGACCCGGCGGGCAACGTCAAGCCCGACAAAGCTAACTCCGGCGACAAGATCGACGGCGTGAGCTCGCTGCTCACGGCCATGTCCGAGGTCATCGCCAGGCCCCCGCGCCGGAAGTCCCGGTACGCGGACGAAGACGAAATCATGGTCGTGTAGCGGCCGGAAGCGGGAGGCTGCTGTGTTCGCGTGGCGCCGTACAGCCGTACGGAGACGAGTCGTCGTCAACCTCGCCGACAAGGCGTTCCGGGGGATTCTCTGGGCGCAGCGGGGCCCGCTCCTGGTGCTTCGGGACGCAGAGCTCCTCGAGGCTGGCCGGGAGCCTCAGCCGGTGGACGGCGAGGTCGTCGTCGAGCGGGCCAAGGTGGAGTTCACCCAGGTCCTGCCGGGCGGTGGTGGCTGATGGCGTTCGTGGTCTCCTCCGGTGAGCTCGCGACCACCGGGGCCGGGGTCACCCACGCGTACGCGGCGATGTCGCTGCGCGCCGCTCCGTGGGAGTACGAGACGATCTGGCGCACCCAGCCGCAGGTCCGCACCGTCATCAGCTTCCTGGCACGGAACATCGCCCAGCTCGGCGTGCACGTCTACCGCCGGGTCTCCGACACCGACCGTGAGCGGCTCACCCAGCACCCGCTCGCGCAACTGCTCAACAGCCCGCTGCTGGGCATGACGACGTACCGGTTCATCGAGCGCCTGGTCGCCGACGTCGCGCTGTACGACAACTGGTACGGGATCAAGCTGAAGCTCAACGGCCGGCTGCGGATCCTGCCGGTGCCGCCCACCCTGATCCGCCCGTACGGCGGGAACTGGATCCGGCCCAAGCACTACGAAACGGCAGGCGGGCGGGACTTCCAGCCGGACGAAGTGATCCACATCCACGGCTACTCGCCCACCGACCTGACGTACGGCGAGTCCCCCATCGAGGCGCTGCGGGATCTGATCCTGGAGTCGTCAGAAGCGGCCAAGCAGCGGGCGGCGATGTGGAAGGGCGGCGCCCGTATGACCGGCGTCCTCGTCCGGCCCTCGGATGCACCCGATTGGAACGACAGAGAGAAGAAGCGCTTCCGCGAGATGTGGCGTGCTTTCTCCTCCGGTGGGGGCTCAGAGGGCGGTACGCCGATCCTCGAGGACGGCATGGACTACAAGGCCGTCGGCTTCGACCCGAAGCAGGCCCAGTACGTCGAGGCCCGGAAGCTGAGCCGGGAGGAAGTCAGCGCGGTGTACTTCATCCCGCCTCCGCTGATCGGGATCCTTGATCACGCCACCTACAGCAACATCAAGGAGCAGCACTCCCACCTCTACCAGGACACGCTCGGCCCCTGGATGGTGATGATCCAGCAGGAGATCGCGGCGCAGATCCTGCCCGATCTGCCGGACAACAAGGACGTGTACTGCGAGTTCAACATCGCGGAGAAGATGCGCGGCGACTTCGAGAGCCAGGCGGCCGCAGCGTCGACCGCTACGGGCGGGCCGTGGATGACGCGCAACGAGCAGCGGGCCCGGTTCAACCTGCCGCGCGTCGAGGGCGGGGACGAGCTGATCGTGCCGATGAACGTCACCGAGGGCGGCCTCGCCTCGCCTCGGGACACAGCCCCCGAGCCTGGGGAGACTTCCCCAAAAGCGCGCGGTCTGCCGCGTAGCAAAGCCTCCGGCAGGCCTTCCAGCATCGGCTCCTTCACGTCCGAGCGGGACGCCCTGGAGATGTCGCTCACGCTGTTCACCAAGCGGCAGAGTGACGCGCTCCTGGCCGCGGCCGGCGCGAAGGCCGACGGCGACGCGGAGGGAATGCCGGACCTGATCGCCCTGTGGGCGGCCGGGTCCGAGGACCGGCTCGCGCAGTTGCAGGCGCTGCTGGCCCACCACGGCTACCGGCTGGCGCAGGTGGGAGCGTGGGAGGTCCTGGACGTTCACAACCCCGAGGCCGAGAACTGGTCGGCCGAGGTGATGCTCGCCTGGATCCTCGCCGCCGCCGAGACGCACGCGGCGCAGCACGAGGAGGCCGGGCGGGAGGCCGTCGCCGAGGTGCAGCAGGAGGGCGGCGACGGCTGGCGGGAGGCCCTGCAGTCGGCTGCGGTTGCGTGGGGCACCGCGGCCGCTGCACGGGCGGTGACCGCCTCCACCGAACTGCGCTCCTTCGGCGGGCACGACGCGGCGGGGGCGTCCGGGCTGACGCGGAAGATCTGGCGCACCGGCGGCACCAACCCGCGTGCCTCGCACAAGGCGCAGGACGGCGAGGCCGTGGCGCTGGATGACGTGTTCTCCAACGGGCTGCGCTGGCCTGGCGATGGCCAGGGCGAGACGAAAGAGCTCGTCAACTGCAACTGCACTCTCGACTACGCGAAGGAGGACTGACGCCGTGCGCACCATGGAAATGACCGCCAAGATCAAGGCGGCGGGCGTCGCCGACGGCCTGGCCGAGGGACAGTTCACCGCCCTCGTCTCGGTGTTCAACAACGAGGACAGCTACGGCGACGTCGTCCGCCCCGGTGCCTTCACCCAGACCCTGCAGGAGTGGGCGGCCAAGGGCGACAGCGTGCCCGTCATCTGGGCGCATCAGTGGTCGGACCCGTTCGCCCACATCGGGCACGTCGTCAAGGCGGTCGAGACCCTGCAGGGTCTGGAGGTCACCGGGCAGATCGATGACCTGGACGCCAACCCCTCCGCAGCCCAGGTCTACCGACTCCTCAAAGGCCGCCGCGTCACCCAGTTCTCCTTCGCCTACGACGTCGGCGAGGGCGGCTGGATCAGCGACGACGAGCACCCCTGGGGCGGCTACTACGAGCTGCGACGCCTGGACCTGCACGAGGTCGGCCCCTGCCTGCTCGGCGTGAACCGCGAGACCGAGCTCCTGGCGGCGAAGGCCGCGACACTCGCCGCCGGAACGAAGGCCGGCCGCGTGCTGTCCCAGAAGAACTTCGACACCCTCACCGCAGCGTACGAGTCGATCGGTGAGGTCCTGGCGGCCGCCGCCCCCGAGCCCGACAAGGCCCGCGGCCGGGCCGCCCCCAAGAAGAACGAGACCCCGGAGGGGCACGGCCAGCCCGGCTCTGCGGCGGCCAGCGGCGACACGCCGCCCGCCCAGCCCTCAGAGCCCGAGCCCGCCCAGGACACCGCCGAGGAGATCACCCCCAGCAGCACTGAGGACGAGACCACCCCGGACCTCCGCGAAGCACCCGAACCCGAGGGTGCCGCCGAGACCGGCGCCGTTTCCGCCCGTCTGCGGACCGACCTCGAGCTCCTGGAGCTCGAGGCAGCGCTCACGGAATAGGAGACACGGCCCCATGGCCAAGACCATCAAGGAACTGTCCGAGGAAGCCAGGAGCTGGCTCCTCAAGGCCCGCGAGATCACCGTCAAGGCCGAGGAGGACGGCGACCGCAACTTCACCGAGGAGGAGGCCGCCCAGCTCCGCGAGTACATGGGCAAGGCCACCCAGCTCAAGGCCGAGATCGAGAAGCTGAAGGGCAACGACGAGCTGCGCCGCACGCTCGCCGAGCTCGGCGACGACATCGCCCTGAACGCCAAGACCGACGAGAACGGCCACCGCCAGACGGCGAGCGGTTTCCACCTGCCCGACAAGGGCAAGTCCCTGGGCGCGCAGTTCACCGAGTCGCCGGAGTTCAAGGGCCTCCTCGCCCAGGCGCCCTCTGGCGGGTTCGCGAAGAACCAGCGTGTGCAGTCGGAGATGTTCGGCGTCAAGAGCCTGGTCACTGGGGGCTCGGACACCTCCGGCGGTGCGTTCGTCCAGAACGACTGGCGCGGCCTGCAGGTGGGCCTGGACGTGTTCCAGCGGCCGCTGCGGCTGCGGGACGTCGTCACCCCCGGCAACACCACCTCCGACACGGTGGAGTACGTGCGCGTCACCTCCGTGACGAACAACGCCGCGCCGGTCCCGGAGGCGACGTCCTCGGCGGCCCCGACCGCACCGGGCGGCGCGGGTGCGCTGGTGAACAACGCGGGCGGCGGCTACAAGCCCGAGTCCGGCGTCGCCCTCGCGAAGATCACCACGGCTGTCAAGACGATCGCGCACTGGATGCCCGCCACCAAGCGGGCCCTGTCCGACGCGGCGCAGGTCCGCACCCTGATCGACGCTTTCCTGCTCTACGGCCTCGAGGAAGAGCTCGAGGACCAGATGATCCAGGGCGACGGCACCGGGGAGAACTTCGAGGGCCTCGGCAACGTGAGCGGCGTCCAGGCGCAGGCCTGGGACACCGACCTCCTCACCACCCTGCGCAAGGCCAAGACCAAGGTCCGCACCGTCGGGCGCAGCATGGCCAACGCCTACCTCCTCAACCCGCTCGACCTCGAGGCGCTGGACCTCCTGCAGGACAACGAGGCCCGGTTCTACTTCGGCGGGCCGACCGGCGCCGGTACCGCCTCGCCGCTGTGGAACCTCCCGGTCATCGAGACCGAGGCCGTCCCGGCCGGCACCGCCTACGTCGGGGACTTCCGCAAGGCCGTGCTCTGGGACCGCGAGCAGGCGACCATCCAGGTCACCGACTCCCACCTGGACTTCTTCGTCCGCAACCTCGTCGCGATCCTCGCCGAAATGAGGGCGGCTTTCGGCGTGCTGCAGCCGTCGGCGTTCGTCGAGGTCGACCTGACCGCCTGATCGGAGGCAGCACACCATGGCATATCTCAACCCCGGAGGCGGCAAGGCCCGCGAGGGCACCCAGGCAGCCGCTCAAACCGACATGGCCGCCGTCACCACGACGGCCACCGCGGGCGCGACGCCGACGAAGGCGGAGTTCGACAAGGTCGTCACCGACCTGACCGCCGCCAGGGCCACGATCAACGGGCTGCTCGCGAAGCTGCGCGCAGCCGGTCTGATCGCGTCCTGATGGCTCTGTTCACCCACCGCAACGCCGGAGGGCGATGCCCGTGCGGGGCTGAGAACGCCGCGTGCGGGCCGTCCTCCGACGTCGTGCCGGTGGACCAACGCATCGAGGAGGTGGCCGCGGTGAGCGGTCCGCTCAAGAAGTACAAGGTCCGGCGCGGGGACTTCACCACCGTGATGAAGCTGTCCGACGAGGACGCCGAGAGACTCGGGGTCGGCCCCGCCGACGTCGTGGGGGCCGCCTCGACGATCCAACCCGTCACCGCCCCCGACGAAGGACAGGCCCATGCCCCCGACGGCCGCCGTGAGGGCACGGCGGAGGGGGCTCCGGCCGACGAGGCAGCCGCAGCCACGGCCGGGGAGAGCGAGCGCGAGGCACCGGCCAAGCGGCGTGCCGGGTCGGCGAACAAGGCCCGCACCAGTGCCTCGACCAAGGCCGCCGACGGTGGCAACTGACGATTTCCTCGCGGACCCGGCCGAGCTCGCCGTGCTGCTCGGCCGGAATGAGGACGACCCCAAGCTGCTCGCCGCGCTCCGCGCCGCCACGCGGCGCTTTCGCGGGCAGGTCGGCCACCACGTCCACCTCGTCACTGCGGAGACCGTGGTGCTGGACGGCAACGGCCGCTCCTCACTGCTGCTGCCCGTGTGGCCCACCACGGCCGTGCAGGAGGTGGTCTTGGACGGCCAGGAGCTTACCGACGGCTCGGATTACTCCTGGTCGGAGGCGGGGATCTTGCGGCGCCTGGGCTGCCTGCTGTGGCCTGACCGGCTGCGCTGTGTGCAGGCCACCTACAGCCATGGCTGGCCGCACGACGCGATCCCCGGCGACATCCAGGAGGTCGTCCTGGAGCGGGCACAGGCAGCCTTCACGATCCCGGTGGGTGTGCAGTCCAAGACCGTCGGCGGGCAGTCGGTGACGTTCGGGGCGCAAGCTGCCTCCGGTGCGACCGAGGCCTGGATGCTGGCGGTTGCTCGCTACAAGGTCCGCGCCTCCACCGACCTGTGACGAAGGGAGGACGATGTTCTTCTTCGACTCCCTCGTCCGCGTCCGCGCAGGCGCGCACACCAGCCGCGGCGGCGACACCGTCCCCGACTGGTCGCCCGGCGCGGTGTCCCGGCTGACGGTGGGAAACCTGAACATCCAGCCCGCCAGCCAGTCGGAGAGCACCGACGCCACGCGCACGGCCGTCGTCACCGGCTGGCGGGTGCAGTCCGCCGAAGGCACCCGCCCGGACATCACCGCCGCCGACCGCCTGGAGTGGCGCGGCATGACCCTCGATGTCGACGGCGAGGTCGCCCAGTGGCCCGACCCGCTCACCGGCGCGGTGCACCACGTCGAATTCACCATGGTCCGTGCCACCGGATAGGAGGCTGTCGTGCTCGAGGACTTCCGCCTGGACCACGCAGGCATCCGCGAGATCCTCAAGGGCCCACAGATGCGCGAGGTCATCGACGGCCTGACCGAGACCATCGCGGACAACGTGCGTGCCAGCGTCCCCTCCGACGTGAGGGTCACGGTGCGCGGCTACACCACCGACCGCGGCGCGGCCACGGTCGCCGTGGAGGATGTGCGCGCGATGGCGTGGCAGGCCCGGGACGGCATCCTCACCCGCGCCGCGGCCGCGGCCGGGCTCGAGGTGAAGGCCTGGCAGCGATGAAGACCCTCACCGTTTTCGACGACGCGCAGGCCGCCGGGGCCGGTGTGCTGCGCACCGCGCTCGCCGCCCGCGGCGAGCCGTACGCGGCCGGGGCGACGGTGGGCACGCGGGTGCCCGCCGACAGGTCGCCGGAACTGGACCGGCTGCCGTACGTGATGGTCCGCAAGGACTCCGACAGCCCGCACCACTCGATGGCGAACGCGCGCGTGACCTTGCGGGTGACGGTATGGCACACAGGAGCGGATGCCGCGCACGACCTGGCGATGCTCTGCCAGGCCCTGCTCATCGTCCACGCCGGTCCCGTCATCCGCGGTGTACGGCCCGGCACGGGTCCGCTGGCCGCGGTCGATGACGTGTCCGGCACTGAGCTGTCGACGTTCACCGTGCTGGCCAACATCAAGCCCCGCCTGCCCTGACCGGCGTGGGCCCTTCTGCTGAACCGCGGCTCCCTGCTGATCTGCTACATGAGAGGAGGGCGCCGTGGCCGGCGACCCGACCAAAGCCAATCTGTGGACCGACGCCGATGTGTACGTGTCCTGGAACCTGAACGCCACCCTGCCCGCGAACGCCGAGACCGCGTTCAGCCCGGACTGGAAGCTCATCGGCCTCCTGGACGGCGACGAAGGATTCCCCGAGTCGAGGGACGAGGACACCGAGGACAAGTTCGCCTGGGGCGGCATGATCGTCCGTACGGCTCGCCAGCACTTCAAGCTGACGAAGTCCTTCACGTGCCTGGAAGACAACGAGTGGACCCGCAAGCTGGTGTGGCCCGGCTCGACCGCCACCCAGATCAAGGTCCCCCGCCCTGAGCAGGTGCTGGTCGCTTTCGAGACCCGCGAGGGCGAAAAGGTCCGCCGCCTGATCACCTCCCAGTACGCGGAGTGCTCGCTGGACGGTGACCACGGCGAGAACGAAACCGACCTCGAGTCGGCGACGATCGCCGCGACGATCTTCCCGACCTCCCAGGGCTGGCTGTTCGACCGGCAGGACACTCCGGTGCTGTCGTCGATCTCCGTCACCCCGGCCACACTGTCGGTCGCCGACGGCGAGATCAGTGCGCTGGTGGCCACGGCGACGTTCTCCGACGCCAGCACCCAGGACGTCACCGCCACGGCGTCGTGGGTCTCCTCGGATCCGACCAAGGCCACCGTGTCCGCGGGGTTCGTGACCGGCATCGCCGCCGGAGCGTCCACTGTGACCGCCACCTACCAGGGCCAGTCCGACACCTGCGCCGTCACCGTCACCGCATGAGCGCCCGGGGCGCGGGAGTTCGTCGCGGTTCGGCCCGCGCCCCGGTGCACCACCCACCCGCCGAACCGCGGCACGAGGGAGAGGACGCGTGCCTCTGCAGCAGTTCACCGACGCCGAGCTCCACGCCAAGGCCGTACAGCTCGGCCTCATCACCGCCGAGCAGGATCTGCCGCGAGCACAGCGCTCGCGGGTGGCGGCCGCGCTCCTCGAGGAGCGGCGCACCACCAAGACGGCCGACCAAGAGCCGGAGCCGGTCCTGGCCGGGGAGATCGTCGTACAGCCCGGTGGCCAGATCCTGGTCGACGGGGTGCCGTTCCCTTGGCTGATCGCCAAGCAGCCCATGGAGATCGGCCTCAACCCCGGAGGGATCTCCACAGTCCGCCTGACTCTGATGGCCGCATCTGTCCAGGTCCTCAAGCCCCAACAGCCCAAGAACGAGAGTGAGTAGCACCATGACCGCCCGAACCGCGACAAAGCCCGCACCGGCCAAGACGGCCAGGCAGGATGATCAGCCGTTCGACTTCAACCTGGATGCCGTCAAAGCCGAGGTTGACCTGACTCCGTGGCGGGTCCACTGGAACGATCGGCGCTGGGAGTTCGCCCATCTGCAGGACCTGGACGTCTTCGAGCTGATGGCGGCAGCCGAGCGCGGCGAAGTCGGCGCCATGCTCGGCGTGTTCGAGGCCGCCTTGGGCGAGCAGTTCCCGGAATTCCGCAAGATCCGCCTGCCGCAGTACAAGCTGCAGGCCCTCTTCGACGCCTACCGGAAGTTCTGCGGTATGGCCGAGGGGGAATCACAGGCCTCGTCCAGCTCCTGAGCGAGCACGGCGAGGCAGTCCAGGCCGATCTGCGCGAGCACTACGGCATCCGTCTGTCCGACCTGTTCGCCCGCGATCCGTGGGGGCGGCCGCTGCTGACGTGGCGCGAGCTCGGCGGCTACATCCGCCAGCTCCCCCCGCAGGCCCGCACCCGTCTCGCCATGGGCGAGACCGATGGTGTGTGGGGGCTGCAGGAGCACCTGACCGGGCTCGTCATCGACGAGCTGCGGGTGGCCAACTGGCAGAGATCGAATGAGGGCGTGAAGCCCTCCAAGCAGACCAAGCCGCCTAGGCCGATGGCCCGGCCGGGGGTCGGGCGGGTACGGGACAAGAACAGTCCCGAGCGGGTCGCCAAGCGCAAGGCCGCCCAACTGCGGGCCGCCGAGCGGCGGCGCGCCATCAACCGAGGCGAGATCACGTGATCAACAACTGAACACAGGGGGTGCCCTATGGCGTCGGTCGGCTACGCCACACTTCAGGTCATCCCCTCGGTGCGGGGCATCGGCGATGAGCTGCGCCGCCAGCTCGTCGGCCCCGCGGGGGACGCGGCCGATGCGGCCGGGCAGGAGTCCGGCTCCCGTTTCGGTGACCGGTGGAAGGCAGGCCTGGCCGTCGCCGGGGCGGCGGCCGGGGCGGTCCTGGTTGCGGCCACGGTCAGCGCGGTGGAGAAGGAGAAGGCCGGTGACCGTCTGGCCGCGCAGCTCGGCCTGTCCGGCAAGGGCGCCAAGAGGGCCGGGGACGTCGCCGGGAAGCTGTACTCGGGGGCGGTCGTCGACTCCTTCGAGGATGGCGCGGCCGCGGTACGCGCGGTCATGGGCTCGGGCCTGGTGGACGAGAAGGCCACCGGCAGGGCGATTGAGTCCATCACCACCAAGGTCGCAGACCTTGCGGGAACGTTCGACCAGGACCTGACGGGCACCGCGAACGCGGCCGCCCAGATGATCCGTACCGGTCTGGCCAAGGACGGCGACCAGGCCCTGGACCTGCTCACCAAGGGCTTCCAGTCCTCCGCCGACAAAGCCGGGGACTTCCTCGACACGATCAACGAGTACGGCGTCCAGTTCCGCAAGGCGGGCCTGGACGGCAGCACAGCGGTCGGCCTGCTGAACCAGGCCATCAAGGCCGGCGCGAGGGACGCGGACATCGCCGCCGATGCCGTCAAGGAGTTCTCCATCCGGGCGGTCGACGGATCGGACAGTTCCAAGGCGGGCTTCAAGGCCCTGGGGCTGTCCGCCAGCGACATGGCGGACCGCTTCGCCAAGGGCGGCAAGAGCGCCAACGGTGTCCTCGACCAGACGCTGGACCGGCTCCGGGGCGTCAAGGACCCGGTCAAGCAGTCCCAGATAGCCGTCCAGTTGTTCGGTACCCAGGCCGAAGATCTGGGTGAAGCCTTGTACGCGATGGACCCCTCCTCGGCCGCGAAGGACCTGGGCAAGTTCGGGGGTGCGGCCAAGAAGGTCGGGGACACCATCCGCGGCAACACCTCCACCGAGCTGAAGATCCTGCAGCGGCAGGTGATGGGTGCGTTCGGCAGTGTCGTCACGGCCGTCGTGCTGCCCGCGCTGCGCGGCCTGATCACCGCCATCCAGTGGACCGGGGACGCGGCGGCCGCGACGGGCCGCTGGTTCTCACAGTGGGGCATCTGGCTGCTGCCGGTGGGCATCCTGATCACCGGAATCACCATCGCCCTGAACGCGCAGGCCATCGCCACTGGCACCGTCATCGGCGTCATGGGCGTCTACGCGCTGGCCGTCCGCGGCGTCGCCGCCGTGACGCGGGCCTGGGCAGCCGCGCAGGCAGTTTTCAACGCGGTCATGGCACTCAACCCGTTCGTGCTCGCGGCAATCGCTGTGGTGGCCCTGGGCGCCGCCCTGGTGGTGGCCTGGAAGCGCTCCGAGACCTTCCGCACCGTAGTTCAGGCGATGTGGGCGGGCATCCAGATGGCCGCCATGACGGTGTGGACCACCGTCCTCAAACCCGTCCTGGACGGGTTCATGGCCGGACTGCGGGCCGTCGGCGCGGCCGCGCTGTGGCTGTGGAACTCCGCGATCTCTCCGGTGTTCTCGTTCATCTCCACGGCCGCGCGGATCCTGCTGACCGTCCTCACCATCGTCGTGTTCGGCCCGATCTACCTGGCGATCCGACTGTTCGGCGCCACGTTCATGTGGCTGTACAACGTGGCGGTCGGCCCATCCGCGAAGCTGATCGGCGCCGTCCTGAGAGGGATGGGCGCGGGCATCATGGCCGTGGTCGGCCTGGTCGTCGGCGGCCTGCGCCGCGCCGGGGCTGCGGCCCTGTGGCTCTACAACGCCGCGGTGGCCCCCGTAGTGCGCCTGGTCGTGGCGGGCCTGCGCGTGATGTGGGCAGGCGTGAAGGTGGTCCTGGCCGCATTCGTGGGCGGGCTGCGCAGCGCGGGCGGCGCGGCCAAGAGCCTGTGGACGTCGTATGTGGCTCCGGCCATGACCGGCATCAAGTCGGTGATCTCCACCGTCATCAACACTGGCGTGCGGCCGGTCCTGGGCGTCCTGCGGAGCGCGATCGGCAAGACCGGCGAGGCCTTCGACGCGGCCCGCCGCGCGATCAAGACGGCGTGGGACAAGGTCAAGGGCATCGCCCGGGGCCCCGTCGAGTTCATCGTCAACACCGTCTACAACCGTGGCATCGTCGGCGTCTGGAACAAAGTCGCCAGCGCTTTCGGAGCGCCGACGCTGAACAAGCATTCCTTCGCCACCGGCGGCCCGGTTTTCGGCGCGGGCACCGAGACCTCCGACGACGTCCCCGCGTGGCTGTCGAAGAACGAGCACGTGTGGACCGCTCGGGAGGTACGCGGCGCGGGCGGGCACAGCGGTGTCGCGGCTCTGCGCAAGTGGGCGGCCGCGGGCGGGCACGGGCGCCTGCCCGGTTTCAAGGGGGGCGGTGCGTTCGGCTGGGTCAGCGACGCCGCATCCGCCGTCAAGGGCGTCGGGTCCGACGCCTGGGACAAGATCAAGTCGGGGGCGGGGTGGCTCCGGGACACCGTCGCCGGGTCGCTACGGTCCGGGATCAAGAAGGTCATCGACCCGCTCATCAACCGCATCCCCGGACTGGACAACGGGTGGGGCAAGGCCGTCAAGGGCGTGCCCACGAAGATCCTCGACACCGCGCTCGGCTACAGCGAGAAGGCCGACGGGCAGATCCAGAAGCAGTTCATCCCGGTCGGCGGCAGCGGCGTCAAGCGGTGGAGCAAGCTGGTCCTCAAGGCCTTGGCCATGGTGGGCCAGCCCGCCTCGCTGCTCGGGGTCACCCTGCGCCGGATGAACCAGGAGTCGGGCGGCAACGCTCGCGCGATCAACGAGTGGGACATCAACGCCAAGCGCGGCATGGCCAGCCGCGGCCTTATGCAGGTCATCCCGCCCACCTTCAACGCCTACGCGGGCCGCTTGCGCAAGCGCGGTATCTGGGACCCGCTGGCCAACATCTACGCCTCCATGAGGTACGCGCTGTCGGTGTACGGGTCGCTGTCCCGGGCCTACAACCGGCCGGGTGGCTACGCGAACGGCGGCTCGCCGCGGCCCGGTGAGATCGCGTGGGTGGGCGAACAGGGCCCGGAGCTCATTCGGTTCGGGGCGGGCGGTGCGACCGTGTGGGATCACCGCACGTCCATGTCCATGGCTGGGGGTCTGGCGGGGCTGCGTGGGTTCGCCAAGGGCACCCGGCGCACGGGCGTCTACCGGACGGCCGGGCAGGAGAAGGCGCGCAAGGAGCTGCCGGGTGATCTGTCCGGCGTCACCAAGGCCCTCACCGCGTCGGCGGCGGACATCAAGCGGGCGTTCGACGCGCTGACCAAGGACCTGCGTGCGGCGGGCGGCGCCGGCCGGGCCCTGGCCACTTCCTCGACGAAGGCCTCGGCGAAGCTGCAGTCGCTGGCCAAGCAGCGCGACAGCGTGGAGAAGCGGCTGGAGGAAGCCAGGTCCGCGGCGGCCGATCAGAAGAAGAGCGCCGCGGACTACTTCGGCCTGGGCTCCGTGGGCGAAGTAGCCACCTTCTCCGACCTGCTCGGGAGCCTGAAGAAGCGGCAGGCGGACGCGAGGGCGTTCCAGAAGCAGATCTCGACGCTGTCGAAGAAGGGGGTGTCGCGGAGCATCATCAGCCAGTTGGTGGCCGCCGGCCCCGACGGGCCGCTGGCCGACTTGATCGGTGGTGCGTCGAAGAACCAGCTTTCACAGCTCAACAAGATCGCCGCCTCCGGCGGCAAGCTCTCGACGAGCTACGGCAACACCATGGCCGACGCCATGTTCGACGCCGGGTCGCAGGCCGGGAAGGGATTCCTGACCGGGCTGAAGGCGCAGGAGAAGGAACTGCAGAAGGCGATGGACCGCCTCGGCTCTGCTCTGGTGAAATCCATCCGCCGCCGCCTGAAGATCAAGAGCCCGTCGAAGGTCACGCAGTATCTCGGCGAGATGACCGGCGCCGGGGTCGGTGTCGGCCTGGACAACACCGCGGCCGCCGTCGCCGCCTCGGCGGCCCGTCTCGCCGACGCCGCGACTCCGGCCATGCCGACTGTCTCCCCAGCCTCCCTCGCCACCACGCGCGGGCAGGCCGGAGTGCTGGGTGCGGGCGGACGGCTGTGGCTGGTCCTCGAGGACGGCCGCGAACTGGCCGCCTACGTCGACGACCGAGCGGACGGCCGGGTCGGCGCCGGATTCGCCCGCGCGCGCCGCGCCCAGCACGCCGGCAGCAAGTAGAGAGAAGGGAGGACCACCTCGTGCCGATGATCGTGGACCCGGACGCGCCGCTGGTCGAGCCGCCGGAGACCGTCACCAGCCCTGACGGCTGGCTGCGAGCGGCCGTGGACACCGCGTGGGCGGGGGTGGCCCTGGCCGTCGACTACACCGCCAGCACCCCGTTGGACGACGTCGCCGCCGTCCGCCGGGTCCTGATTACCCGCCAGGACCCGGGCGCGGCCGCAGTACGGGTGCGCGGCGCGGACCTGGCCTGGGCGGTCGGCGGGGTGAGCCAGGGATACGACCACGAGGCGCCGCTGGGTGTCGGCGTCACCTACACCGCGCACCCGCAGTACGCCGACGGCACCTGGGGTCCTGCCTCCTCCCTCGGTATCACCTTGCCCGCCCCGGGCCCGCCCGCCGACGTGTGGATCAAGTCGTTGGACGTTCCGGGGGCGTCGGCGCGGGTGACGGTCACCGCCTGGCCGCAACTGTCCTGGGAGGCCCGCATCGAGCAGGCCGCCATCGCGGGCAGCCGCTACCCGGCCGCCGCCCAGGACGTGTACGCGGCAGCCGCCTCCGAGATCACCCTGGACGCGGAGGGCACCGCGATCGAGGCCGTGCGGGAGCTGCTGACCACCCCGGGGGTGCTGCTCGTCCAGACCCGGCCCGCCTACCACCGGCCCGACATGTACGTCCTGATGTCCGGCCCCGCCGAATCCCTGGACGGGGAGCCGGACGAATCGCGGACGTTCACCGCCTCGCTGGTCCAGGTGGAGCGGCCCGACACCGCGGGGCAGCGCATGCGGATGCCGGGCTGGTCCTACGACGCGCTCGCCGCCCAGTTCGCCACCTACGACGCAGTGACGGCGAGCTACAGCACCTATCAGGCGCTCGCGCTGCGCGGGGTGCTGTGATGCTGCCCGTCACCGACGCGGTCCTGGCCGCGCTGCCGCAGGCGATAGGGCGGCCGTACCGGGCGGAGTGGTCCAACGACGGCGGCCGCACCTGGACGGCCTGCGGCCTCGAGGCGGGGTCGGCGCAGATCACCGCCAGCCGCACCGCGGAGACCCGCTACACCGCCAGCGCCACCCTCACCGGCGCCCCGGCGGGGGCCGCAGGCATCAACCCCATCTCTACCAACGTCCGCTTGTTCCAGGGCATCCAGGTACCGCGCAGCAACGTCGTGTGGTTCCCTGCCGGCCGGTACACGGTGGGCAGGCCGCGCGCCACCGAGACCGGCGGCATCGAGGTCGAACTGGCGGGCCTGGAGGATGAGATCCGGGATGCCGGTCTGCCGACCGCCCGCACCATCGGGCCCGGCACCGCCCGCCCCCTCATCGAGGAGCTCGTCGCCGAGGCCCTGCCCGGGGTGCCGGTGTCCTGGCGGGCCGGGGTGGACGGCGGCCGCCTGGTGCCGCAGGTCCTGGCCGAGTCCAGCCGCTGGTCGGTGCTCTCCTCCGGCACCGACTCCTCCGGCACCGCCACCGGCATCGTCGAGGCCCTGGCCGCCGAGATCTACGCCGATGCCCGCGGCATCATCACCGTCGCGCCCGTGCCAACCCTCGCCGACCCGGTGGTGTGGCGGCTCGGCCGCGGCATTGGCGGCGTCCTCATCGAGCCGAAAGCCGAACAGTCGGACGAGGGCCTGGCCAACGTGTGGGCGGTCGTTGGCGACGGCGGAAGCGGTGAGGCCACCATCGGGCCCGCCTACGCGTTCGACGACGACCCCGGCTCGCTGACCTACGCCGGACCGGACCCGATCAAAGATCCGCTGGCGCCGCAGCGCCTGGGGCTGTGGCACGTGCGGCTGCGGGTGCAGCGCCACTCCAGCGCGGTGATCACCAGCCTGGCGCAGGCCTACGACGTCGCCCGCGCCAAACTCGCCGACTCCCTGGGCGTGCAGTACGCCCTGTCGCTGACCGCCGCCTGCAACCCCGCCCTCGAGCCGGGCGACGTCATCGAGGTCGAAGTCACCCCCGGCCGGTGGGAGCGCCACCTCGTCGACGCCCTCTCCTACACCCTCGGCGCGCCTTCGATGTCGCTGACCACCCGCACCACCGCGAGGAGGCTGTAGTGGACGAAGCCGAACTGTGGGGTGCCGAACTCGCCCGCGCCGCCAGCCCGTCGATGCCGCGGCAGGTCACCGCAACGGTCATCGACGTCACCGCCGAGGGGCGCGTCAACCTCGACATGCTCGGCACGCTGGTGCCCGACGTGCCGTGCACCGACTCCTACCGCCGCCGCACCGCAGGCGACCAGGTGGCCGTCCGCCTAGGCGCGCGGCCGGTCGTGCTGTGGCGGCTCGGCGACGACCCCGCCGACGCCGACGACGCCAGCATCACCGAGCTGGCCGTCCAGGCCGCGCAGGACCTGATCGCGGTGTCCGCCTACACCTGGGGCACCGGCGCGCCCGGCGGCACCGGGTGGCAGACCGTCACCCAGCTCTACACACGCAAGGACTCCAACGGGATCGGGCAGCTTTACGCGCAGATCGGCGGCGCCGACCCCTCCCCGCCCACCACCCCCACCCGGCCCCCCAAGACCGTGACGATCTCCCCGACCGACTCCGGGTCCTGGCGCTCCGGGCGCCCCGACGACTACGCCTCCGCCCCCACCCAGGGCACCTGGACCAGCCGGGGACCGCGGCGCGGGGCGTGGTTCTACGGCACCCAGATCGCCGCCGCCTGCTCCGGCAAGACCGTCGCCTCCATGAAGGTCAAGTTCACACGCAAGCGCGGCGCGGGCCGCAACAGCAAAGTCCCCATGCACCTGTACCTGCACGACCACACCTCGCCACCGTCCGGGCAGCTCGACCTCGACGACGGCCCCGAGGAACTGCTGCGGCTGTCCGTCGGCGCCAAGGGCACCGCCACCCTGCCCTCCTCCTGGCGCTCGCAGCTCGCCTCCGGCGCCGCACGTGGGCTGGCCATCTACACCACCGGCAGCCGCGACTACGGGGCGTTCACCGGCGGCCAGATCACCATCGCCTTCTCCGCCTCCTAGGAGCTGCGCTGTGACCATCGGATTCGCCGAACTCCCCGTCCCCGTCGGCGGGGACAGCCCCACCATCCCCGCCGACATCGCCGAGCTCGCCTCCGCGCTGGACCCGCACCTGGTGCAGCACGCCGCCGACCAGGCCGACCGCGACGCCCAGTACTCCGTCGCCCCCGCCCAGACGCTGGTCATCGCCGCCGACGGCACCACCTGGATCAAGACCTCGTCGGTCTCCAACACCTGGGCGACCGTGCACACCCCCCTGCAGGCCTGGCAGTCCACTTTCACCCCCGCCACCGGCCTGGAGGAAGGCATCACCGACGTCGGCCTGCGCCTGGTCGACGGCGTCCACGTCTACATCAAAGGCCGTCTGCAGCGCACCGACGGCCAGAACCTGCAGGACGCCAACGCCGTCAACCTCGGCGCCGTCCCCTCCAACCTCAAACCCACCGAACTGCGCACCTGGGCGGGCACCTGCTCGATGGCCGGCACCACCACCCTGGCCACCGGCCGCCTCGAGCTCCTGGACGACGCCACCGTCTCCGCCTACGGCGACCCCGGCGACCTCCTGTGGTGGTACCAGGGCGTCGACGGCACCCCCTGGGTGGACATCACCGGCGACTACTGGCTCGACTAAGGAGGCAGCGCATGGCCCTGTACACCTACGGCGGCACCCCCTCCGACGTCCTCACCACCACCACCGGCGACGTCGTCCCCAACTACCCCGTCCTCGTCCGCCGCGCGGGCACCGGCGAGCTCGTCACCGCCCTGTACGAGGAGGACGGCACCACCCCGATCAGCGAACTGCGCACCAACCCCGCAGGCAGCGGAGCGCCGGGCGCGATCCGTACCTTCAAGGCTGCGGACGCCACGGCGATCGAATTCGAGTACCTCGACGGCGAAGGCGACCCGGTGCGCTGGTACGCGGCCGCCCGCGAAGCCTCCACCGGCGCCCTGGACCAGATCGAGGGCAAACTCGACAAGACCGGCGGGACCTTGACAGGCAAGGCGCAGTGGGGCGTGGCCAACGCCAGCGACGTCGTCCTCGCCTCCTTCAAGGCCTCCCCCACGGCGGACACCCACGACCGGTGGCGGATGACCGCCGACGGCGCGATGGCCTGGGGCCCCGGCAACGCCGCCCGGGACACCTTCCTGGCCCGCTCCGGGGCCGGCGTGCTGGAGACCCCCGGAACCCTGGTCGCCGGACAGGTCTCCCTCGGCGGGGCGCGGATCTTCAACCCGCGGGTGGTGTACGGGGCGCTCGGCGACGGTGCGGCCAACGACGCCCCCGCCCTGCAGCTCGCCCTGAACGCGGCCCGGGACGCGGGCGGCGGGATCGTGCTGGTGCCGCCGGGCACCTACCGGCTGGCCGCCCTGCCGCTGCGGATCTACCGCAAGACGTGGCTGCTGGCGATGCCCGGCGCTGTCTTCCAGCGCGGCACGACCGGCACCATGCTCCTCAACGGCGACGCGGGCCAGAGCCTTGGCGGGTACACCGGGCATGGCGACATCATCATCGAGGGCGGCGTCTGGGACTGCCGCGGGACCACGTACCCGACGTCCGGGATGTGCATGTCCATCGGGCACGCCGAGAACGTCCTCATCCGCGACACCCTGATCAAGGACGTGTGCGGCTACCACGGCATCGAGGTCAATGCCGTGCGCCACGCGGTGATCCGCAACGTCCGCGGCTACGGCTACCTCGACCCCGGTGACCGGCCGTTCAGCGAGTTCATCCAGCCCGACCTCGCCAAGAGCTCCGGTGTGTTCGGCGGTTTCGGGCCTTACGACGACACCCCTTGCGTGGACCTGCTCATCGACGGCTGCTCGACCGGCCCGTCCGGCACCGCCGGGACGACGGCCTGGCCGCGCGGCGTCGGATCCCACTCCGCGAGCCCGTCCAAGCCTCACCGTGACATCCGCATCGTCGACTGCCTCTTCGAGGACTGCGCGCAGTACGCGATCGGCGGGTACACCTGGACCGGCGTCACGGTCGACAACTGCCAGATCCGGGGCTGCGGCGGGGGCATCCGCATGCGGACCCTGGACTCGTCCTCCACTTCGCACCGCACCCCGGCCGGAGGCGGATCACCGACGATCCCGGGCTCGCAGCCACTGCGAACGGTGACGATCACCGACTGCGAGATCACCGGTTCCACCGGCTACGACGACGCCATCCAGCTCATCGGCGAGGCCACCGGCACCATCATCAACGCCAAGATCAGCGGGACGACGGTCGACGGCGTCACCGCAGGCGGGCAGAACGGCCTGAGGCTGGAGTACGTCGACGACTACACCCTCGACGACAACACCGTCCGCGACACCGCGGGCACCGGCATCAGCCAGGAATTCACCACCGGCGGCACCGTGACCGGCAACCGCGTAAGAGGCACGAGCGGCTCTGGGATCGCGTGCACCAACTGCTCCGAGGTCGAGATCATCGCGAACAACCTCCGGGAGTTGGGCATCAACGGGGTGCACGTGCTCGGCGGATCGGACGTCACGATCGCCGAGAACTACATCAAGGGCGCCTCCCACGCCGCAGCCGGGTCGTGGGGGATCCGCGCCTCGACCTCTGCGGACGGCCTCCTCGTCATGGGCAACAAGGTCCGCAAGTACGGGTCGGGCTCGGAGGTCGCGGCCGGGATCGGCATCACCAGCACCTGCACGAACCTGCGCCGGTACGGCAACGACCTCGGCGACACCGGCCTGGATGACCAGTCCACCGGGCCTGAGACGACCCCCTACGACAACATGGGCGCCCTCGATGACCTGATGCGCCCGGCCGGGCGATACGAGACCACGTCGCGGCTGCGGTGCGGCACCTCGTCGTCGTCCGCGTCGTCCGGGGTGCTGTACCTGGTGCCGATCTGGCTGCCCAAGGGCGCCGTCATCAGCAACATCAGCTTCATCACGGGCGGCACCGCAGTGGGCACGCCGACCAACTGGTGGTTCACATTGCACGACCGCAATCGCGTGGCGCTGGCCCGGACCGCGGACCAGACCACCACCGCGTGGGCCGCGAACACCACGAAAACGTTGGCGGTCGCGCAGACCACGGCCGGGTCCGCGTCGTCGTACACGACGACGTACTCCGGCCTGCACTACCTCGGCATCATGATCAAGGCCACGACCATGCCGACCATCGTCGGCGAGGGATCCATGATCGTCGGCTCCGGCTCGGCGCCGGGCTTCGGCGACACGAACACCGGCCAGAGCACACCGCCCACCGTCACCGGCGGCGCCTTCACGGCCGCGGCGTTCGGCGGCAACACCGGCCTGCTCGCCTACGGCTACACCACCTGACCTTCACCGGGCCGCGTTGGCGGCCGCCCTCGCCCTTCGCCCCGCGCCGTGTCGGCCCGGGGCTTCGTACTGCTCGAGGAGGTACCCGATGCTCCCGACCCTCGGCCGCATCGTCATCTACCGCGCCAAGACCCGCGGCTGCCCCCTGACCGCCATCGTCACGGCGACCAGGGACACCCTGGACCCGATCGGCCTCGAGCTCGGCGACGTACCGCCGCTCGAGACCGACACAGACGTGCACCTGCACGTCCTTACCCCCGGTGACCAGGGCTCGTACACCGAACACCAGGTCCCGCAGGGCGACAGGCCGGGCACCTGGTCCTGGCCGGAGCGTGTGTGATGGCCCCCACGCTGTCCCCGTCCCGGTTCCTGGACGCGCTGAAGGACGAGGGCGTGACCATCGTCGAGGTCGGCGACTGGCGCGACAACAACCGCAACCACATGGGCCCCTGGGGGCCCGTGCACGGCGTGATGATCCACCACACCGTGACCTCCGGGTCCGCGGCCACCGTTCGGATGTGCAGGTACGGGCACGCCAGTCTGCCCGGGCCGCTGTGTCACGGCGTGATCACCAAGGACGGCCGCGTGCACCTCGTCGGCTACGGCCGCGCCAACCACGCCGGTCTGGGCGATGACGACGTGCTGCGCGCGGTCATCTCAGAGAAGGCCCCGCCGGCGGACAACGAGGCCAACACCGACGGCAACCGCCACTTCTACGGCTTCGAGTGCGAGAACCTCGGCGACGGCGAGGACCCCTGGCCCAAGGCCCAGGTGGAGGCGATCGTGCGGGTGATCACCGCGCTGTGCCGCGCGCACAAGTGGACCGTACGCTCGGCGCTCCGGCATCTGGACTGGCAGCCGGGCAAGATCGACCCTCGCGGGCCCGGGCTGGACTGGTCCGACATCCAGGAGCGGGCAGCGAAGCGACTCGGGACGAAACCCCCGGGCACGCCTCTGCCGCAGCCGCAGCGGCCGAAGGTGTCGGTGGCCAAACTGGCTACGGCGGCCCGCACCGATCCTGGGGCGAAGGGCACGCCTGTCTCCTACAGCGGGACACGGATCGTCGAGGCCGCGCTCGTGGACGCGGGACTGCTCGAAAAGCCGCTCCTGGACGGGCACTTCGGCAGCGCCACAGTCACTGCGTACGCGGCCTGGCAGCGCCGTTGCGGATACTCCGGCAAGGCCGCTGACGGTATCCCCGGCAAGTCCAGCCTGACCCGACTCGGCGACGCGCACGGCTTCGCCGTCACCACCTGACCTGGAGGAACCCATGGCATCTGCCTCTGCCCCCATCGAGAAGAAGGTCACGGCCAGTTCCGTGATCGCCTACCTGGCCAGTCTTGCCGGGCTTGCCGTTCTTGGCGCCGTCACCGACGACCCGTCGCTGATCTCCGGCATGCCGGATGCATTGGAGCCTTTCGTCCTCGCCCTGGTCCCGGCCGCGGCATCGTGGATCGCCGGGTGGGCGGCGCCGCATACCCCGCGCTCCGACGTCTGACCTGACAGGAGGCCGCTCACGTGGCTGACGAGCCGACCCTCGGCGAGGTCGCCAGACGCCTTGAGGCCATCCACGCCGACCTCAAGGAGGCCCTGCGCGAGCACGGTGCACGGCTCGACAAAAAGGTCAGCGTCGAGCGGTACGAGTTGGAGCGGCGCAACGCTGATGACGTACACCGGCAACTAATCGAACGCGTGGCAGCGATTGAGACGGAGCGGTTGCAAGAGATCCGGGACGACGAGCTGGCGCGGCGCCGGATCGAGGACCAGCGCCGGGCTGACCGGCGCCTCATTCTCACTGGGCTGATCGTTCCTGTGCTCATCGTGCTGTTGCAGGTGTACCTCTCGACGAGGGGAGCGGGCGCGTGAGGGCTCATACCTCCCCGGCCAAGGCGCGACGCCGCGCCGACCTGTGGTTCGCCCTGGTAGCGATCGCGGGCGTTGCCGCGCTGGCATGGGTCGTCATCACCATGCAGCAGCTCAGCCAGGACCTGCGTACTGCCAATGAGGCGAGGGACGCTCTCGCCTCGCAGGTCGAGCGCCTGGGTGGCGCGCCCGTGGCGGGCCCGCCCGGGAGCCGCGGCGAACCCGGGCGCGGTGTCGTCGGGCCGCGAGGGCCCCGCGGTCCGGCGGGCGAGGACGGCGAGCCGGGTCCGTCCGGTAGCCCGGGCCGCGACGGCAAGACGGGGAAGGACGGCGGACCGGGCCAAGACGGCGACGACGGAAGCTCCGGGCAGCCGGGCCCGGGCGGGGAAGACGGCGCGCCTGGAGCTGCGGGTGCGGAAGGCGTAGCGGGTCCGCCTGGGCCGCAGGGCCAGCCGGGGCCCGCGGGCCCGGTGGGCGAGCAAGGTCCGCGCGGGGAGCAGGGTCCCGCGGGTGAGCCCGGCCGGGACGGGCAGACCTGTCCGGACGGGTACAGCCTCCAGCCGCCGGCCGGTGACCCGGATGCGCTGGTGTGCCGTAAGGATGGCGCTCCGGATCGGGGGGAGAGTGAGCCTCCGCCGCAGGGTGCGGCTCTTGATCCTGCACGACGGCAGTACTGAAGTGGCCCCCTTTCGCCTTCGGGCGGAGGGGGGCCTCTTCGTCGTGTCCGGGAGTCAGGCGGCGATGGCGATCTGGGTGGTGCGGGTGGCTGCGATCCACTCGATGAGGAGGTGTTCGTAGCGTGCTCGCTGCTCGTTGGTGAGAACGACGCGGGGATCGGTCCAGAGTGCGCGGATGTCCTTGTTCACAGCCGCAGCAGGCCGCAC